GCATGACCTGGCCCACCGCATGGCGAATCCCGAACAGTTCCACGAGCTGGTAAGGACACTCCCGGAGTACACCCCATCCGAAGTCCCTCGGCTTGCCCCTGGCGTTACCGAGAACAGTCCGCATTGGATACGGTGGACACCGGCACAGCGCCTAGCTCACGTGGATCGCGTGGCTGATGCCGTGGCCAGGTTGCGTGCTAGTGCCATTGATGACGCCAGCATGATCAACGGGGGTGATGATTCGGTTATCAGCCAACTCAAGATTGGTCGCTTTTTATTTGAAAAGTCGCTGCAGGGTGTTTGGCCTATGAATTTTGACACAATGAAGTCATCCGCCACCTGGGTGCTGCGAAACCCCGCATTGGCAGACGATCTGATCGCTTTGGCCCGCAGCGGTGAACTCAAGCCGGCGGCGCCTGATCGGGTGGTGGCTGAGTTTGTTGAAAAAAGGGGGGTATGAATGAGCTGGCACTTTTCGCAGGCTATGGAGGCGGAATTCTCGGCGGCTATCTGCTCGGGTGGCGAACAGTCTGCGCCGTTGAAGTTGCCCCAGACGCCAGAGAACGACTCATGGCCCGCCAAGACGACGGCAGCCTGCGACCCTTCCCGATCTGGGACGACGTGGTCTCCTTTGACGGGAATCCTTGGGCTGGACGTGTGGATGTCATCAGTGGCGGTTTTCCATGCACCGACATTTCCGCCGCTGGCAAAAAAGCAGGCATTGCCGGAAAGCAATCAGGACTCTGGAGTGAGTTTGCTCGGATCATTGGCGAGGTTCGACCCCGCTACGTCCTCGTGGAAAACTCCCCAGCTCTCGTTGCTCGGGGGCTTGGAACCGTTCTCGGAGATCTGGCCACGCTGGGGTTTGATGCGCGATGGGGTGTGCTGGGAGCAGATGAAACCGCCCTCGCGACTCATTGCGGAGAGATCCCGCTCTGCCACGAGAGGGACCGAATCTGGATCGTGGGTTGCCGACAAGGCACCGACCCCGACGGTTTGCGGGAATTACAACCGCAAAGGGGCCAGTCCAACGAGTGGAGACGGATTGGCGACGTGGGTGCGGCAGCGCTTGCCGACGCCCATATGTCACGACGCCAAGGTTATGGGCCCGTCCGAGCTGGATCGAAACTCGGTGTGCCTTGCTGCAATGGTGAAGTGGCCCAAAAACAGCCAGCAACCTGGTGGTCCGCTGAACCCGGAATGGGTCGAGTGGCTCATGGGGTGGCCAATCGGGTGGACCGACTTAGGGGCCTTGGAAACGGGCAGGTTCCAGCAGTGGCAGCACTCGCATGGGAGACCTTGGCGCAATCTTTGATTTGCGACCGGTGACATTGCGCATCTGTAACACCGCTTTCCAAAAGCGGCGGCCATGGCTTACGATTGGGAGACGGCAGCAGCCGGCCACCACCGCACCAAACCACGATGGCAGCAAGCATCTCTTTTGATGATTTTGAAGCACACGACCAACGCATTACGCAGCTTGAGCAGGGGCTCTCAGAGCGGCCCGTTACCTACGCGGTGCAAGACAGCATCCTGAACCGTTTAGCGGCACTGGAAGACCGCCTACTAGCCCCTGACGACCAGCCCACTTACGACCAGCTCAGCACCGTGGTCTTACGGGCCGAGTATGACGCCTGGCAGCGGGTCAACCCTGGCGCCGATGTGGTGGAGTGGACGATCCATTTCGCCCGCACACGGGGCATGGGGGTGGCAGCATGAGCGGCCCCGCCTTCCCCGGCCCCCGTCGCTGGCGTGGCCACGACTATCGCATCAGGATTACCCCCGGCAACCCAAAGCCGGTCGCTCGCGTGGTTCATGGCTCTGTTTACGGGCGAGTGATTCGCGTGTTGTTCCTTTGCAATGCGGTCGCTGCGATCGCCACATGGACCATCGGTGCCCCCGTGGTGGCTCAGCGCATATTAATCGGGCTTTGGATGGCTTCCGCTGTGCTGGTGTTGATTGACGAGGTGCGGCAGCCATGACCACACCCAACATTCGCACTGCACTGGACACGTTCCAGCGGGCAGCCAATCACGGCCCCACCATTCTCGCCGCCCTGGAGCGGTTGATTGAACTGGAAGACACGGCCAGCACCAATGGCGCAGACCCTGATGCGACGGCATGGAATGACGCCGTTGCCACTGGCCGTGCCGCTCTGAAAGCGGATAAAGCCTACCGAGATCTTAACAAAACACTTAAAATAGAAAGACCAGAACTAACAGACGTAGACCTCTGGGAATTATTGCCAAAGCAATTCAAAGATGATTTGCTGGAAATGTTGGGAATGGCAAGCCTTAAACTGCCCCCACATTGTACCGCTGGGAGGTTGTTATTACTGCTTACTCCCAATTTACTAGCTGGAATCCGCGCCGTTATTGCTGCTGATCGTGAATTACTGAACACCCCCACCAAGGAACAACTATGACCATCCCAACGCCCCGCGCCGCCCTGGAGCGGTTGCTCGCCAGGCTTGATGAAACAACCGACAAAGATGGTCCCGTGCCGGCGTGGATGGATTCCTATTGCACTGCTGTCCAGTCCCTGAAGGCTGAGCCGGAACTGGAGGGGCCAAGCCTCAATGATGTTGACGAGCTGTGCGCCGAGTTTGGGTTTCATCTTGACGGCGACCAGGGCGACGGTTTTGAGATCCTGCGCGACATGATCACCGCCGCTATTGCCCGCTGGCGTGCTCCGGTTGTTGAGCCCTTCACCCCGCCAGCGTCGGAGCAGGGTGATGCCTGGTGGCACGAACTCATCAGCGAGATTGCCAGGGTTCAGCATGTCGCGCAAGGCGAAGGCCAAGGGCCACGGTTTGACCTGGCCAAGGCCGTTAAGTTGTCGCGCCGTCCCACCCCGCCAGCGCCGGAGCCGCCCGCTGAATCCCTCGCGGCTCGCCCGCTACTGGAGCAGGTATCCCGGCTGGGTCGTATCGGCGCTCCCACCATGAGCGAAATCGTAGTGATCAGCAACCGCGCCGCCGCTTGGCTGCGGCAGAATCCACCAAGCCAGCCGGTGGCGATTGAGCCGAGGGGTTGCCCGACGCCAGGGGCCTGTTCGTGCGTTGAACCCACCCCGCCAGCGCCGGAGGTGGGGGAGTTGAGCACCGATTTTCGCTCTCTGTGTGCTGCTATGTTGTCATGGTGGGGCCTGTTGGCTCTCCCTGAATGCGCAAGGCCACAGGATCAGGCATTGTTTGACGAGCTGGGGCGACTGGCCCGCGCCGCCCTGAAGGCCGAGCCGGTGGCTACCCCCGCGACGCAAGAGCTTGACGGGGATCGCGTTCAGAAACTGGCCGCGATCATCAGGGAGGCGGACCCCGCACGACTGCCCAGAGCATGGTCCCATCAGTTTGCTCAAGCGCTCCTGGCGCACCCAGGTTTTAGCGGCTGCTGCGATGGCCCCGCCGCCCCGCCAGCGCCGGAGCCGCCCGCCGAAGCCCTTGCCGCCCGCCCGCTGTTGGAGCAGGTAGCTGCAATGGCTGATTGCATCGGCGCCAAGACCGTGGGCCAGATCACGGCGATCAGCAACCGCGCTGCCGTCTGGCTGCGGGAGAATCCACCAGGCCGGCCGGCGGCGATCGAGCCGACCCCGCCAGCGCCGGAGCCGGGGGAGGTGGGGGAGTTGGTGAACTCCCTCACGCTGATCGGCGACGGAATGAATGCCCTGAACCATGAGGCAGATTCGTGGGTCGTCGCCCGCGCCGCCACCCTGCTCCAGCAGCAGGAGTCCGGGCTGGCCGCCCTGCGGGGGGTGCCAGTGGGTGAGGATCTGCCAAAGCCCAACACCAAGGTGCTTGCGTTTTACCTCAACAAATTGGGCAAAGGGCGAACCATTTGCGCTATCTGGGTGCCCGCAAAGACGCGAGTAAGCGACAGCGATATTGACGAAGACCTTGAATTTGAATATGACGATGAAACAGATCAGTTCTACTGGCCTGAGGGCTGGTACGAAACAATCGAGAACTGGGAGGAATTTGGCTATCTCAAGGTTTATGAAGGCGAGGTGGTTTACTGGCAACCACTTCCAAAGTGGCCCGCCAACGCCCTGCCAGCGCCCCAGGCCGGGGAGGCCCAGCCACCCCACCCCACATTCCTAGACGCCATTCGACTGGCCCAAGGCTGCCACGACTATTCAGGCGGCCATAGCGGGCAGCAAGGGGAGGCGTTCCAGGACGGCGTCGGCACGGTTGTGGCTGTGCTCAAAAAGGCAGCAGTCGGGTCGTGGGATTCCCAGACCATGGCGGTGTTTGGTGTGGGGTCAGCGCCTCAGGCTGGGGAGGGGGAGGCGTGAAACAAAAAGTGATTACCCCTGCAATAGCTAATTGCGCAAGATGCGGCGCAAAAGCTGTAGCTCTTGACTGGAATTTTCGCGATAGGTGGCGGGTTCATTGTGACAATGCTCACACCTCAACTAAGGAATGTGGGACGGTCCATCGCGCAATATGCCGATGGAATAACGCTCAGGCACGCATCGCCATCGAACTGGAGCAGCGACCATTGGTGGCGGCGGGATCACCGGCGCCGCCAGTGGCACCCTGCCCCTCATCGGCACCGTCGGCTAAAGGCGTCTTCATCGCGCTAGAGGGAATCGACGGCTGCGGCAAAACCACCCAGCTACAGGCCCTGCACCGATGGCTGCCCACCAGCGGCCTAATGCCCCCAGGCGCTCGGCTGATAGTGACCCGTGAGCCAGGCGGCACAGCTCTGGGCCAGGCCCTGCGGAAGCTGCTGCTGCACCCTCCCGCCACTGTCCAGCCAGCGCCTACTGCCGAGCTGCTGCTTTACGCAGCCGACCGCGCCCAGCATGTTGCCGAGGTGATCCGCCCGGCGCTCGATCGCGGGGATTGGGTGCTGTGCGATCGCTTCACCGGGTCCACCGCCGCGTATCAGGGGTATGGCAGGGGGCTGGACCTAGAGGCGATCTACGCCCTGGAGTCCATCGCAACCAGCGACATTCCATTCAGTCTGCAGCCCGACCTGACCATCTGGCTGGATGTGTCCCTCGCCGAGTCCCGCCGCCGCCGTGGTGGCCAACTGGCCGACCGCATTGAGGGGGAGGGGGAAGAGTTCATGGCCCGCGTGGATGATGGGTTCCTGGAGCTGGCCATGCAACGGGATTGGGCCCGAGTCAATGCTGATCAGCCCGTGGCCGACATGACAAAGACCTGCCGCAACATTATCCGCACCGCACTGGAAACCTGCAGAACACAGCAGCAGTCCGGTGCTATCCCCCGTTGTCCCAGTTCAGGAAGTAGTACCGGGCCCTGACGGTTCACCTATCTACCGCATTTGGGCTGGTCCCCATTGCGTCGAGGCCCCATCCGGTGGAGCCGCATGGCAGAAGCTGCGGGCCCTATGCAGGGATATTGGCATCACTTTGGCGGTTACGGGCGTTGCGGAGCCCACTGCAGGGCCCTCGCCGGTGCCTGATCCAGGTGTCTAGCTGAACAGCCACGCCCACCCGCTGGCGGGGCCCTCAACCAGCCATCTGGGATTCAAGTTCCGGTAGCTGTAGCGCTGCCCTCGTCCAGAGTCTTCGCCAATACGGCTCCAGCCACCGGCCACCAAATTGATCTCCCCGAAGGGATCGTTCACGATCCAACTGCCGCCCTTGGTGGCATCGAACCCGTAGCAGGGTATCCAATGACCCCCGCCAGTCGGGGCGGTAACAGGACCATCCTGCAAGACGCCCATGCACAGCGGTAGGCCTGCCCTGATCTCTGCCTGAGCTTGTGAAGCCGTGCAATTTTGCACAAATCTTGCTTTGACGCCTAACGCTTTTAGTGCTTGCTGATGCGCAGCTTGGCTGGTGGTGTCCCCATAGCAATTGACCACCTTCACGTAGTCAAGATCATCACTGATCCCGCCCACCCCAAGGTACGCCAGGCACATTGCCAGGCTTGACGATTGGCACTGCCGCCATCCTTCGGGGCCGTTGTCCAGTTGCGGAAACCACGGGAAACCAGTCAATGGATTGGTGGCCTTTGGTATCAACGGTTCCTTGGGGGCAGGGTCGGCCCTGAACAGCTCCGCAAATTCCGCCACTTCAGACCCCGTCAGTTGCTCCTGCAGCCAGTTCCATGCCGCTTGCTGATGCGGAAGGATCGGGCTGGTGGTGGCCAGGGCTGCCGCGTCCAGCCTGATTGTCGGAGTTGGTGCCATCGCGGTTTACCTGCTGCCCTAGATTTCCCGGCAAGCTCAGCAACGCCAGAGACACCGTGCCGACCGCCGCTTTCTCCTGGAGCATTCAGCGGGTATTTGCTGTGCCAGGTAAGCGCGGTCTCGGCATCTTGGGCCGCGCCTTTGACCTCCTGCCCGGTGGCACAATGCTTAACGCGCATTGCATCCATCGAGGGGTTGTTGGGGTGACGGTCAAGATAATCAGCACCACCAGGGCCGAGATCGTCAACTCTGAGCCGGTGATCATGACCAGGGGTGACACGCTGCCTGATGACCTAGTGCCGTGGCAGGAAGAGCTGCTGAAGGCTTTCCAGGGCCAGCCGGCCTAAGGTCAGGAGTTAAACGCCAAGCCTTGCCAGCAGTGAAGAATCAGCGGGCAGGTTACGGCGCACCAGGGCGTCGATGCTTGATGTTGCGTTGATCAGCTCTAGCCCATAGGCGGTAAGGGTTTCGGTTGTATAAATTGCTTTTGAAAGAAGCGGATTGGTGTAAATTTGCGTCAAGGCGTCATAGGCGACCATGGTAAGCATTAACGATCCGAACAAAGCGCCAGGCTGGGGATCCTCAGCAAACAGGCCCGCCACTAACTCTAGCCCATCAATGTTTCCATAAAGAGTTTCTAGCTTTTGACGCAAGTCGTTGTCTTGGGTAAGTTCCGTGAAGTCTTTTAGCTTAGCAAGGCCAAAGTTTTGGCGGTAGCTATTGTAACTCTGTAGCCTAAAATCTCTGCCCATTTCGATGGTCTGATATTCCGCCCCCATCAAGAAATCGGGGTTGTTCCCTAGGCTGATACGTCCCGCAGTCTGAACCGATGCGTTGCTGACGATGCTGGCCAGACCTTCCGCCTCCAGTAGCTCATTATTCCACCGATAGGATGAATGCTGCACGGTTGCGTCATTGACAATTAACTGGTCCGGAACAAGGCCATGCCAGCGATATAGCAGGTTGAATTCAAGTGCTATCCAGTTGGTGCGATACCAGGGCTGACTCTCAGCAAAGCTGGTATCAAACCGAAACAATGAATCCCCTGTTATGTGATTTATGTAATCTTCAATAGTCAGCTTTAGCAGTAGGCAGGTATTTATCATGCGTGCCGTTTGGAATAGTCGCTCGTCATCATCTCCCCAGTTAAGGTCAGGGATTCTGCTCAGTTCTTGGCAGATGCGGTTGTGCTCCCGCAAAAAAATGGTGCTCAGAGCCACATACCCTACCGATGAGTTCCCCCGATCAAGGCCGGTTGCATAGAGCCTATCAAGCCTGGCATTACGTTGCGCCGTGGTCAGGGTGCCAGGGGGGAAGCTCTTGTCTAGGGCTGTCTTTACCCATTCGGTGCTGCCGTGCGGATACAGCCCCTTGCCAGGGATCGTATTGCCACTGGAATCCAAACAGCTATATTTAGCCTTAACTTGCCATTCGCCTGCTTCATTTCGCTCTCCTAGATAGTCGGGATATTCCTCCCTGTTTATGATTTGAGAGCTTAGGCGTCCTCCAGAGTGACTTCGTAAACACCGAGCTTCGTGCTCATACAACCCATATATCTGACAGAGATCAACATCATGGTTGGAAGTATTTTTGCGTCGGTCGTCGGGGTCGGTGCGCAGAACGCTGTCGGTGAACCATTGGGCGAAGAACATGAACAGAACGGATGAGCGATCCGTCTGCATTGCCTCACCCCTGGCGAAGAGGGACGTGATAGGGCCCCATTTGCCCGGTCCGCTTAGAGCGTCGTCAGGTAGTGCCGCAGTCCAGCTCTCGCAGGCAGGGGGTAGGTGACGCGCAGAGAATTGGCGATCTGTCAGCGATGGCCAGGATGTGTAATCTGAAACCGGGCCATTGGGGCCACCTTTTACAACCGCCACAGGAGACCAAAGGCTGAACGGCCTGGGGCGGGCGGTTGTGGAGCTGGCCAGCAGGTTGGTGATGGATCGGTTGATCCACGCTCCTAGCCAGGGGATTGCCGAGGCCCGCACGAGGAGCCTGCGCAGCGACCGCGACCGTATCAGAACCGACAAGAGCATTAGCTTTTCTCCTGTGTCACGGATTGTGAGTGCGGTTTGGTACGGCAATGCCTAGCGCTGTGGTGGCTGCGCCGGTAAGGGCAACGATTGCAACGGTGCGGCTTTCGGCGCAGGCCCTGCCGCCAGCATGTTTGGTGCAATTCCACCAGTCAAGAACGCCAACTCCTGCGGCAGCCAGTAAGCAGAAGCCGGCAAACCCAAGACACCAGCTTACGTAGCGTGTCACCCCCTCCACCTCACCAGTGGTGGTGGCAGGATAAGGCGGGAATCCTTTTCTGGATGGCGTTCAAGCCAGGCGGGCAGGCCAGCAAACAGCGCACCCGCAACCGTGCCTACAACAGCAGCCAACAACGCATAAGCAAATACTTTTTTATCTAATTCTTCGACCTTTTCAACGGTAGTTTCGTAATTTTTTAGCCTTAACTGAATCTCCTGGATCTCAAGCTCATGTTTATGTGATTGGTTTAGGTACTGCGTTTGTAGCGCTTGATGAGCTTCTGCCGATTTGTCTATCTTGTCTTTGATCTCTTTTTGCCCATCTTCTACTCGCTCAAGTCGATCACCCTGCTTCGCCACTGCATCAAGCTTTTCGCATAACCTTGGCAGCAATGCAACCAATAAAGACACACCTTCTGGGCTTGGCGTCTGCACTCCTTGTAGACCTTGCAGTAAATCTTCACTCACAATCCAACCTCCCCCGCATCCAGCGCCGCACACCCGGCACCGCCGTCAGAATACCCCAGGCAGGCAGAAACAAAAGCAGATGCCACGCTGTCATCGCCAGTAGATCGTCAGGGATTAGTCTCATCCGTCGATAATCCCAGCCATGCGTTACAAGGGTTTACGCTCTGGCTCAGCTTTCCAGATGCCGCAGCATTGCCATCAGGGGCTAATTTGCTGGCAGGACATCTTCAGAAACCTTGACCGAGATGAACCCATCATTCGGGAACGTCTCAACCCTGCCATCGGCATAGGTCACCCGGAACTCGGCCTCATACACGCCAGCATTGGCGGTTTCGCCCGTTTGCCACTGGTATTCCACCGTTGGCGTGCCAGTTGCGGTCACTACCACCGCCGGAGCGTCAATCACAGTGGCCCCACCCCTTGACCGTCGCGCTCTTACTTGAAACTCCACGGTCGCACCGGTTAATACCACCGTTGCCGGCTTCAGCTTGTAGCGGAGTGATGGAGATGTATCATTCCGCTTGATGTAAAACGTGTCCACTGAAACCTCGTTCACGGTGAGCCCGCCATCGCGGGACATAGCCAGTTTGCCGCCATTTGCTGAATCGCCAGGGAAGGCAAAGCGAGTGGCAATCAGGCTCGGCCCACGCCCGACAACTATCGCCACGCCTGACGCTGTACCTGTAGCGCTTGCAGTGGACCGACCGACCCCGATTGCACCAGCTAATCCAAACGCAGCGCCTAACGCGGCCACGATCGCAGCACCTTGCCCTGCTGCCGTTGCAACGCCGGTAACCGTGGCCGCAAAGGAAAGGATCCCAGCGCCCTGCCCTGCCGCCGTGGCAGCGCCAGAGGCAATCCCGACAACAACCAGTATTCCTGTACCGCTTGCCGATGCCTCCGCAAAGCCAGCAGATGACCCAATTCCGGCGGTAACCCCTCCGCTAGGGCTTTGCCCCTGTGCTGTTGCCCCACCCGTCGCCGATCCGGCGGCAGCAGCAATAGACGCGGCCTGACCGCTTGCAGATGCCACACCTGCCGAAGACCCAGTGGCGACAGCGCTGGACTGGCCTTGGCCAGACGTGGTCGCAGCGCCGCTCGAAACACCGATCCCGACTGCCACCGATCCACCAATGGTGCCGTCACCGATCGCGGTTGCCGTGCCTGCCGCCGATCCAGTCGAAGCGGCAGTGGACAGCCCCTGGCCAGATACTGCAGACGATCCCGCCGAAGACCCGGTAACGGCGGCAACAGGCTGGCCCTGGCCCGATACTGCGGCGCTGCCTGCCGACGATCCAACGGCGCTTGCGACAGATCCGCCAACCGCGCCGACACCGCTTGCCGTTGCGGCACTTGCCGCTGTCGCATAGGCGGCGGCAATAGACGCACCCTGCCCTGTAGTTGTGGCGGCGGCAGCGGTTGAGCCCGCAGAGTTGACTGTGCTAGCCCCCTGCCCCTGGGCGCCGGCAATACCCGCTGAAGACCCTGCGGCGCTGGCTATTCCGGGTTCGCCACCTGCCCCTGTACCGAGTTGCGGTACCCTGATGCGCAGCATGTCAGTCTCCGATCAGGGGCGGGCGGTTGCGGAAGGGATGGTTGGCGGGAAGGCTGAAAACAAGGCCCCACTTCCACGCGAGGTATCCTTCAATGGTCTTGCGCTCCCGCAAGGTTGGTTGAAAAAGTGTAATCAACACCTCTGAAATTTTCCCCCGCCAGCCCCGGTTGGCTTCGGTTCTGTCGTTTCCTATCCAAATCGTGCTCCTACTAGCGCTCGCCGCAAGATCGTCCGCCCACACAAATGGCGTCGAAATCGTGGGCAACGGAGCTACAGTAGTCGAATCATTGCCATTCAGAAAAACCTGACGCGCCCCAAACCATTGGTTAGAAACTTCTACGAGAAAAAGACTGTCATTTCCGGTGAAGGGGTATGACAGCAGCCCGCCATAGCCTACAAACGGACTTGGCCCTTCCCAATGGGCAACACCAAAAGTCCTCCCCGCGTTAAATGCTGTGCCGGTCCAGGTCAACCTGTTATTGTTGATTGCGGCTCCATAATTTATCGCGGGCTGATTGTTTAATCCGCTCGCAGTATAGGTCGGTCGCTGCGTAGAAGTTGCGGTCAAGTGTCGCCCGTTGCCGCTCTTGTCTCGCCAGTCCGTGACCGCGCTGCTCACTGTCGCTATTGTGGCCAGATCGGCGGCGTCGTACCACGCACCAAGGCGCAGTGCATTCGGCAACCACAGCCGCCCCTGCAACCGCGCCTCGTCCACTGGCGAAAGCCCGCGTGGCACTAGCTAACATCCTCGTTGTAGGTGCGGATGTAAAGTTCGTTTCCACTTGCGGCGGTCGAGATGCCTGCGTTGTTCACGATTTGGAATATTAGTGGAAACGGATAAACCCTGATCATTTTGAACGTTATAATTTTTGCGCTTGCGGTCGTCGTCAACCCTTCTGTATAGGTGTCAAAAGACCCGCCGTTAAGATCGGGCATGTCAACTCCATCTCCGCTATAAACGCGCAGCGTAATTGAGCCGCCCGTCAATGGGGTAAGCGACCCCAACTTGACTGTGACAATCCCATAAAGATCCTTGTTGCCGCTGTTGTCGTAGGTGATCGCTGATCCGGCAGAGCCGTTTGCCAGCGTGTTGAACGTTGTACCAGCGAGGTTGGATGACCTGGTGCTGGGCGTTGACCACTTTGCAACTGCCATCAGACGCTCCCCCGAGCAATGCCAATGTCACGGGTTGTGACTTCGCCAACCCCTTCCACCTCCGCCCATGATTGATTCACGTCTGCGAGTGCCATCAGTGCATTGCGGGTGTCAGTTGTCAAAATTCCGGCAAGAACCAGGCCGCCGAGTAAGTTAGTTATTGAATCATGTATTTCAGGCTCGCTAACCGGTATTGTTGATGTCTGAATAATTGTGTCGCGCAAAACAATACAAGCACCGCGCACTTGTTGCGGCGCCTCAATGTTTTCGGCAGTAAGAATAACTGCCGCCCATTCAGACGTAGAGAGTAGAATCTTCCTGGCGTCATAGGTTGCTACGTCGGCCAGCCTTGTTGGCAGGCTGGGGTCTGGTGCATTGAGCGCAGCGGCGACTTCCCTTTCTGCAATCCCAGCGAACTGCGCTACCTTTGCCGCAATCTTTTGTTCTCGTGTCGTCATCTTTCACCTATGCGAATCCGCCTTGAACGCGGCCAGACATATACCTGCCAGATCAAAGGCATCATCATTCCTCCGTGATGGCGGTAGCCGTGGTCAGTCGTGGTGTTACGCCTGCAGCAATCGCAATAGTCGGGCTGATTGCCCCCTTGTACAGCACCAACGCGGCGCCCGAAGAAGCAACTCCAACCGAGAAGTGTGTTGCGGTCGCAGTGCCAGCCGTGCAAGCCGGGAAGTCGATATTCGCCGCAGGTGACACTGAGTTGTCCGTCACCGTGAATCCGGCACTGGATCGCGCAACCCCGACGCGGGCATAGCCGGTGTAGGACACCTCACTGGTGGCCTGCGTACCTACCTCGCCGGGGTCTGCGGTGTGCAGGGAGAAGAAAAGCTGCCCCGCCGTTGCTGAACCCCGCAATCCGGTCGCATCGCCGATGTTGGCGATGTTGGAATTTTGGAACACCAACTGCAGATACGCCGTTTCAAAGGCATTTGACTTGGACATGGGTCTCCTTGGAAGTGTTTAGCGGCGGGCCGCGTCGATCACTGCCTTAGCTTTCCGCCCACGCCTCATCAGCCGCCGTTGCCGGATCATCCGCCGCAAACCTGCCGCCTGTCACCCGCGCCCGTTTCCGGCCATGGGCGGCCTGGGTGGGCCTTGCGGGGGGATCTGCAGCAGGCCCTTGTATCTCAGGTTCAACCGCTGATTGCCGTGGACTGACTTCGTGGCCGTAGCCGATCGGGAAATTCATTGTGCTTCTAGCAGAAAGGGCCCCGAAGGGCCCTGGGTGATCGTGAATCGCTTAGCAGATCAGTCGCTAGGAACCAGTGCCACCGTGTTGGTACCCACCGGTACGGCGGCGCCATTGGTCACGGTGCCAGTCGCCGAGGCGCTGGTGATATTGGACTGAACGCTGGCGTATTTGAAGGTGGTCGAGGTTACTTCCGTAATGGCAAAGGTGCCATTCACCAGCGGGTTAGAGCAACCCACCGTCACAACCTCGCCGACCAGCATGGTGTGAGCAGCCGACAGCGTGATGGTGACCACGTTGGAAGTAAGCGCCACGTTACTGATCGCCAGGTTGCCGGTGCCAGGACGAACCCGCACCGCAGCAACCCGCACGTCACCAGACACCGATCCAGCGGCTCGGACGGCATCGCGGATTTGCTTGCCACCAACAACCACCTCGTTAGGGTTGGATTGCCCAGTTCCAATCGCAATCACGCCAATGTTGGCGTAGGCGGAAGCGGAACTAAGGGCAGCACCCTCAGCAACGTGAGCAGCCTGCAGGATGTAGCCACCAGCGGAGTTACTGGACTGGCCATAGGCCACCAGTCTCCAGTCATTCTGGGCTGCCAGGTTGGTAGTGAGCAACCGAGCGGCCCCGGTGCGAGTTTCAGCAACCCGGCCACGGGCCCCGGCTTTGACATCGCCGACCATGATGGTCGTTGCGTCCAGTTGATAGCCCTTTCGGGGGGCCAGTCCAGTTGCGCGTGGCATGAATCAGTACCTCAAAAAATCAGAGAATGGATAAAAAGGTGATGATCAGGCTGTCACCGGTGCATTGGTGATCCCGTAGGCGCGAGCAGCACTGCGCCCGTTCATGATTGCTAGGCCGATTGACCAGTCGATTCGCGTGCGATCAACAGGAGCATCGGAGACTTCCCCGAACTCCTTGATGTCAATCCCGTAGCCACCAGCAGAATCAGGGCCTTGGATGCCGGTAACTTCCATGTCGCCATAGGACACGCAGTAGATACTGGTGCGGTCGCTGCTGGAAGCTTCGGTGAAACCTTGGATCTGAACGTTCTGGGCGTTGGTGTCAGTAACAACAATGCGAGCATCGTTGTAGTAGGTGACCCGACGGCCAAAGGCATCCTGCTCATAAGTCATGAACCCACCGATGGCGGAATTACGGCTGGCAGCCGTAAGGCGCCGCCGCATCGTTTTGTTCATGTGCAAGACCTTGTTGTCCCCATCAACCGCGTCAATCAGCTCATCAAGACCAGTGAGCGGAAGGGCGCCGTTGATATTAATGGCCTGGGAGCAGTCGGTCGGGAGCCGCTTTCTAAGGCCGTCAAACGACCGAGGATCAACCGCAACATCGCCGTTGATCATGTAATCCTCAAATGTAAGGCGCATTGAGCGCACTTTCATCGTGATCTGATCAGCCCTGGCTTGCCGGCCCTTGTTTTTGATGATTTGAATATCCACGTCGATGTCTCCACCGAAGTAGGACAGTCGTTCGTATTGAGGATTGATGACGCCATAGCTGGGGTCGTAGGTTTCGTTTAGAGCACGAAAACCAACGCCAGGCAGTTCATCTTCGGTGCCGTAGTCCAGTCCGCCCATTACATTGGTAAAGGGCACCAGACCGATCATCTCGCTTTCAGCAAGACCGCGAATAACGGCCACCCGCTTCTGATTTTCATCAGTTTTGGCGGCCTCCAGAATAGTGAGTCCCATCGGGAAAATTCAGGTGAAGGTCAGGGGGGGTGGCATCACGCCAAAAGGTTCACCGCAAGGCATCACGCCGAGCTGCTTAATTTGGGATCGGCCTAGGCATCACACCATCAGCCGATCCCTGTTGTCGGATATTTCCCGACCGTCTAAGCCGTTCAGTCGAACGCTGTGGAAATTGCCTGACCAGCAGGCACCGTGAGCAGATCAACTCCGCTGCTGCTCATGCGGCCATCACGCCCGGAGCGTGCCCCGCCTCCGCTACCCATGGCGGGCTCAAAGTGAAGGCCCCAGTACGGGTCCGTCTGCATCCGCTTAAACCATTTAGTCGGCTCGTACCGCAGGCCGGTTACGGAGTCGATCTCAGGATTGCCCTTGGCGTCAACGACCACCAGGGCGCCGTCTTCGATGCGGAAATTAGTGCCGAACCGACCCCAGACACCATCAAAAGGCGTGGATCCATCGAGGGGGCTGATCTCCACCCGTCCCTTGGCATTAAGGAAAGCCTTCTCGGCTTGCTGCTTCACAAGCTGCCGCTCGTGTGCCTCACGTTCGGCGATCAGCTCTTTGTTTGACTGCTGAAGCTGGGCGCTGTACTTAGCCTCAATCTGCTCTTGCGCAAGCCGTGCCTGCTGCTCAATCAGCTCTCGTCGCGTCTGCTCCTCCTTGGCCTTGGCCTCAGCCGCTCGCACCGCCTCGGGGTTGGTGGTGGATAGCTCCCGTAACTGGGCTTCTAGGGCACCCATGCGGCGCTCCTTGTCGCGGTTGGCTTCCCGTTCACGCTGCAATGCGTGCTTGACTCGGGCCAAGTCGTCGCCTTCGCCCTCGCCTTCGCCACCACCAGGCGCGGGATCGCTGCCCCCTGCAGCACCTCCAACACCACCGCCGGCACCAACACCGGTACCACCCTCGCTGCCAGTCTCAGGGCTCTGGAGGGTGAACTGTTCAATCCAACGTGTCTTCATTTGGTCGGGGCATCACGCCCGCGAGCAACTACGCTCAAGCTTTCCGGCTTAGCGATTACCCCGTGGCTTAGGTCGCTGGCGGCGCTCCTGCTCCCGTTCAGCGGCGGCCATGCGGTTGGCAAGCTGCCGGGTCTGGACGGTTTCGACCAGGGCTTGGAAGGAGTCGGGCTGGGGCTGGGGGTTAGTCATTTTGATTTAAGAAGGCTTCCAGTTTTCAAGCGTATAGGTAAGTGTCTTATCTTCGATAGAAACAGAACCGCTACCGTTAGGATTGTTTGTATAAACTATTTTTTTGGTAAATTCGTCATCAAAATAAAAAGCAGCAATAAAAACAGGCGGAAGAACTTTGTTTTCGTAAGTTATGTTTGACAATTCAATAATTGTAACTCCTTCCGGGTCGGGTAGCTCTGTTTTGACTACGGTTACTGTATTAATATATTCTAATGTAATGCCAAATAAATTGTTTCCTGGATTAAGCGCAATTATCTCATTTAAGTCACTATCGCTTGAGGCCCAGATAAATATATGGCGTTCAACTTTTGGGGGAGGGCCTGACAGGCTTACATTTCCTACTGTCGATCCGTTTACCTTTACTGTATAACTTATGGGTATTTGCTTAACTTGTACTTGCTTAAGTCCAGGAAAACTATATTCTACATAACTAGAAAAAATAATAGCAAACACTCTTTCACTACCAATAAAACTAGGCTCCTCCCATCGTTGCTTCGCCAATATCCCATTATCTACCTGCATCACCCGCCGCAGTTCCTTGCCCTTATCCGGCTGCCGCTTCTGCTTCTTTGCCCGGTTCCTCAGAATCCGCGCCTTCACCTGTTCCAGGATTTCCCACGGCACCGGATTGATGTCAACAATCAGGCTCATCCTTGCGCCAGCAGTAGCACATAGCTCTTGCTCTGCCCTGCCTGCAAGGTGTCAGGCGACGGCAGTAGCATCACCCGATCGGGATAGGTGCGATTGTCCACCTGCAGCACAATCGCGTCGTAGGTGAACCCACTGCCGGTAGCTGTGAGCGCCATTGTGAACGCGGGCAGCTCATAGCGTGCATTGCCGCTGTTGAAACTGCCGGTGCCGATCGTGCCTGTTAGCTCCGCGTACCCATTTCCCGCCGCCAGCTTTACCGCATTCCAGGCGCTGATCAGGCTGGCCTGGGTTAGCACCGTGCCGCCACGCGACGCCAGGAACATCCTGTAGGTCTTCCCCTCATACGTGAGCTGAGCCTGCTTGCCTAGCGCGTCAGGCGAAATCAAAACGTCCATAGGTGCCCCTGCTTACCTGAGCTTTCCGCTCAGGCCGTCACCGTGAACCCATCAGTAAACAGCTTCACTGTGTAAGGGCGGCTTGTTCCTGCGGCCAAGGTGACGAGGGGGTTTTCGGTTAGCACAAACGAAACACCCGTATTCCAGGTCACAACGCCACCACCACCGATGGTGCCGATCACCAGATAGGCCGCGTTCCAGCTTAATCCCGCGCCTCCAGATGAGGCAATAAATTGGCAGTTCTGGGTTTCAGCCTCAAAACGTCCTGCTCCGCTGCTGTAATCTCCCTCAGGGATTGTCCATTCGCAACGGGCATAGCCATTACCACTCTTTTCGACGGCATCCCATTGCGCCGTGGTTGAATCAAGATCCTCTACCGTGCTTGTTGCCAGGCATAGCCTGGCTTTTTTACCTGCATAGCTGGCGGCAAAAATCCGCCCCGCCTCAAAGGGGGTTTGAATCATTGCAGGCATGGCATTCTAGCGATAGCTGCTGCAGCTTTCCAGTAAACAGCAGCCCATTAATTAGCGCCGGTGATCAGCCCAATCCAATAGGCCAAATATCACCGGTAGATTGCAACTTTACCGCAAGCGCAAATATAACAGACGGATCGTAGCCGGCTGTGATATTGGACACCCCTGCAGTATTTGTTGGATTTGCAAAGGATAAATTAACTCCAGCACCAACACCTGCAGACCCACTTGGGGCAACCGTTTGCTGTGGCGCCAACCCCCTGATGGCTGTAAGTGTTCCAGCGGATGACCCAGAACTCCAAGGGCCGCCGCTAACGCTTTGTGCAGTGGTGATAGTCATCCAACGGTTCTTGCAAGAAACACTGTATTGGTCGCAATACTGTTCACAAATCCTAGCTTCACAAGTTCTAAGATTTCATACTCTTCAGTGCCGGCGGTAACTGTTGCATTATCCTGAATGGCCATGGTGTTACTTGTCTTGATTGCAGAAAAACCAAAATCAAGCGGCAAGTCTGTCGTGTGGATGCTTGAAAGCCTGAGTCCGTTGAATACAGGATTGTAATTGCTTGGAGCTGCTGGGTTTGCAGCAGTTGTCCAGCCCGGCATCACAAACCCTTCATCACCGAAAGTCGTAGTACCGTTGGTGCCAGCATTTCTAGGCATGGAATATGAACTAACCCGCCTTGCTGAAGTGTAACCAGTTGCAGACGTAGCATTGTTCAGGCTTGAGCCCAAAAGCAAGGCCCGTCTGGTTCTGCTCAGGCACGCGAAGCCACCTGTATAGCCATCAATGACTACTCGATAAAATCCTTCGTGGTATCCGATTGCTAGGTCGTATAAAGTCCTAAAGGTTGTACCGGCAGGATCAATCGTAAACGTAAAGTAGTCCGTACCAGTCCTGATAACAAAGAAAGTCCGACCCGATGACGTGTAGCGAGTACATGAAAACGAGACAGCAGTATTCAGCGTCAACAATTGCACCGCACCATTAAGAGCAGTTGTTACGTTGTCAAAAAAATCTAAGTATTGCGTACCTGATGGAACATCGGTCCCAGTATTCCACCCGCTTACGATTCTAATCCAAATACCTACGGTGCTAACCGTAAACCAGTAGTAAGTTTTGCCGTAAGTCTTTGAATTGTCGTAAACAACCTCAAGCACTCGATGCTCCCGCCCACCAGACGAAAACGAATCAAACCATGCGGTCATTAGCCCCGCGCCGATGAAAGCATCTCGCAGATCGTCGCAGACAGAAGTAGCGGCCCAGGGGGCGGCAGCAGATGCGTAAACTTGTTTGGTAACGGCCATGGTTAAATCTCCTCAAGGAAAATTGTGAGGGTCAGCGTGACGAACGATGTCCCAGGACTTTGTTTGATCAATCTAACATAAACAAGGCCATCGCTATCTCCTTGCATTACTGGAACCGAGTTTCGTACAATCGTTTGATTGGCTTGTGTCGTTACAGTTTCAGAATATGGCCTATTTTCGCCTAGGTCAATGATCGCCTGTAGGTTGCCGCCAGAAACGCTCCTTGAGTCCGCCGCTCGTTGATCACTGGTGCGATAAATCCTGACCCATGAAGGTTCGGATACATTGACGGCTAGCAGTTTTGATAGCTTGCCAACGCTCACCGCAAAATCGGCAACACCAAATTGCGCAAGATCCGGTGTTGTGAAGGTCTTGGTAGTGCGGGACCCCATCGCTACGCTTGGGCCCATGGTGGTGATCACCCCCGATCCACTGCCAGCCATCAGCAGGGTAGCGGACTCGACCGGGCCAAGGGTGGTGATGACGCCAGAGCCGCTGCCAGCGAAGCAGTCCACCCCTCCGGTGAGCGTGCCGTATGACGTTGAGACGCTTACTAGCGAAACCGTCACAGGTCTCACGTCGTACTCTGCCGTCAGCAACCAGGCCAGCGATCGAGACACGCTCTCGCGTTGAACCACCTCTGTAACGGCACCCACAACGGTGGCTTTGGTAACCGCTGCCGCATACACGTCACTCCCCGCTCCCGCAGTCCCCAGGCTGCTCCAGATGCCGCCCGGTACCGCAGGGTCAAAGCCGCTCGGTGCCGCGATCGTGTTTGCCAGCGCTGGGCTGGTGCTTACCGCTGGGGTCAGGGTTGACAGGTTGGTGGCTGGCACCACCATGGGGAACCAGTCAGCCCCGCTTGCGCCGGCCACCAGGCCCGCACCGCCGTCGAGCATGGCGTCACAGCCGGCAACCAGACCCTCTGCGTCAAAGCCATAGGTGATGCCATTGGCCCTGAATTTGCCAATAGTTCCCGCCGCCTCGATAAAGAACACCGCCAGCGGTTCACTGGGGATGTTGCGAAACTCAGTGGTGATGGACTTGCCGTTGGCCATCCCCGACAGGATCGAGTGCGCCACTCCGCCGTAGGTGTAGGCGGCAGCGCTGCTGTCACCATCTACAAACGTCATGCCAGTGCCATTGTCGCCAGCGCCATCAGCGGGTCGCAGGTAGCTGTCTGGGGCGTACTGCATGTCATGCTTGCCCGTGCTACTTGTGCCGCCCTGGCCAAACTGCAGGGTTATGAACTGAGGCTTTGTCTCACTCCTTGGGTTTGCTTTCTCTAAGCTGCTGTTAGTGGTTATGTCGTTTTGGATGTTGTCTAGTTTGTTGTTTTGTTCGTCAACTTCTTTCGGTGGGACGGGAATTTGCCCGCGCCCTATATTGATTACTGTTTCACTGCCACTGCAAACTAGGGTGGCCATTCGATTGATTAAGCTTAAGGTGCCAACAATTCTGGCGCTATCGTTGCTGTATTTGCTAACTTTTTTCATCGTTGCCGCAGCGATCGTCTTTCCTGATGACGTTGCTCCCCAAGCTTGGTAGACGGTGGTTCTTTGTAGCGTTATATCAGCTGCCTTGTTTTCTGTTTTATCAACTATGGTCTTTCTTATTAAGAAGTTTCCTCCAGGGATATTGACACCATCGTAGTTTTCAATAGAAAGGCCACCAGCAAAAGCGGTCAATGGCTCATATTCTTCTGTTGCCTGCCGCGTCTCTACCGGCCCGTCTTCGGTGATCTTGTAAGACTTGGAGACCCTCGTCTCCCTGACTTGCAATGCACCAGGGTTGTAGCCAACACCAGCGCCGCTTTCACGTTTTGACTTCCATTCGGTTGCATTTACGGCACCACTGCAGGTGGTTATATCTGATTTTGACCCGGAAAGTACGTCTTGCTTTTGACGTTTGCCATCCTTGTCCGTATATTCTTTTGTTTCGTAATAGCTTGTATTAACTGACTTGGAAACAAAGCCAATAGAATCTTGTTTGGTTACCTTGGTATCGCCTTGCTTAATTTCGTATTCGATCTCATAGACTTGCGCTGGACTGATTGTCACTTGCATGGTCCAGTCCCTTGCGTAACTAGGTCCAGCTTCAGGATTATCAGTGTTGTTCCAGTTAACCGCCGCGTCACCCGGATTCTTGGGCTTGTAGTTCGGTGGCGCCTCAACCGCCGTGTAGTTGACCAGGATCTCATCCGGTGCTGCGGGATCACCGATCGGCTCCATTGTGATCAGGTCACCCATCACCAGCAGTGGCCCCGTACTGGCCGGCGTCCGCACCTTTCGCAACCGCAGCGTCTCTGCCGCATCAATGAAGCCATAGAAACCCATTTCGCCAAGTATCCGACTGGCAATGTCCAGATAGCCATCGGATAGGTCGATGCTGTCCACTGCCTTGGCACCCGTGATGGGAGGGTTGCCACCCGCCTCGGCGATCCCACAGCGGTTCAGGCAGGTGGCTACCACGCTGCTCAGAAAGCAGATGTGCGGTGTTGATCCCGCCGCTGTTGGCTCAACCGGCGTCCACTGGGGGTATTCATCGGCGTAGTAAATCTCAGCCTTTACCAGATCCCACGTCAGGGCCAGCAGGCATCCAACAGTCAGGATGGTCTGGTTTTCGATCGGGTCGCTTTCGGCCTTGATCACCCGCAAACGCCTTGGGAACCGGGTCAGGGTGCCGCCAGGCAGCCGCACCCCCAACTCGATCTCGGTGCCCTTGGCCGGCTGGATGAGGCCGCCGATCACCACCTCCCCCTGCGTGCGCAGGAGGCCAACCCCAGGTTGCACCGGATCGTCGGATAGCTGGCCACTGATCACGGGCCCCAGATTGCAGAACACCTGGGCGCGAACATCAATGACCCCAGCTGGCATCAGGCGGCCCTCCGCTTCACCTTGACCGAGACGATGTAGCGATCAACAACAACCCCGCCGCTGACGATCCGATCCCGCTCAAGACTCAGGCCATCCACCGGCCAGTAGTCGGTCGGGCCGGGTCGGCTGGCGATGGTGCTGGTGAACCATGCCTTGATCGTTGTCCAGCCGGCGGCATCGGTGACCCCCTTGATATTGCGCACTTCGCTCGCCACTAACGGGCCCCGTGTCACAAAACCGCCCGTAGAGGTCGGCTCCAGGCTTGGGCCATCCTCGTAGGCTTCTGGCTGCTCCAACAGCGCCAGGCTGGTGGCCCCCAGCGAGAATGTGCCGTAGGCAGGTAAGAAGGCATCACCCGCCAGTCTGCCTTTTTCGTTCTGCCGCAGCACAACCGCCAACTGCTGCGCCGCGTCGATCAGGGTGAAATTGACCTTCACCCATGCACCCGTTGTTTCGCCCGCTGGGGCCCCGGTGAACCAGCACCCCAGGCTGGTGACGCTCCGGCCATGGGCGGCACAGGTAAGCGACACGGTGGCACCTACCGCCCGACTGGTCAGAGTGGGTGCTTCCAGGATCTTGGCCGCCTGCCAGGCATCAAAAATGCTGCAGCACGTCGCCCACTGCGCTGGTGTGCATAGCCCGGCCACGGTGAAACGCCGCGCCGTCAACCCCTGCTCGGTTTCCGCTTCGGCATAGCCAAATGGCTGCGCCTGGAGGTATCGCAGTGTGAGGGTTGAGCCGCCATAGCTGAGCTGAATGCTCATCAGGGCACCCTCAGCGGATTCGCTGCATCGTCTGCTGCAGCTTCAGGCTGGACCCGTCCCCCCGAACCCCTACCGATACGTTCCATGCTTTGCGCCGCAGCTCAGCTACCTCTTGGCTCAGGTTTCCAACCGCCATCGCTAGATGCGCCATCGCCGGATCGGGCCCCGCACGCAGCACCCCCGCACCGCCCAGGGCCCCGGATTCCTTCAGCCGGCTGGTCACGTGGGCCGGGATGACGGTGCCCTTTGAGGGTGCCGTCCAGAGGCTGTTCATGGGGCGGTTGATCAGGGATAGGGCACCCGATGCCGACAGGAACGACTCCTGCCCCAGACTCATCCCGCTCGGGCCGTCATTGATTCGGTAGGTGCCGCCCGCATCCACCGGGCCACCAGTGAACCTCGCAGGGGGCAGGCCGGCGGCGGCATTCAGTGAGTTGTAGAACGATCGAGCAGCATCGGCAGCGTTGCTCATGTTGCTGGCCAACCCTGCGGTCTGGCTCCTGGCCTGGCCCGTAGCTTTGGCGGCATCACCGATGAAGCCGGTGATCTTGTAATACCCCTCACCGGTGTCCTCTACCTGTAGGCCGGTGTCACGGACTAGGCCCTGGAAGGTTTTGGCTTGGTTCAGGGGTGTCAAGAACGAGTCTTGGTAGCTGTTGAACTGCTCCCTAGTGCCCCTGGCTGCTTTGAAGGTGCCATCAGCGGCTAGCGCCAGATTCTTGGCGGCAGCTTCGGCCTTGATCTGGTTCTGGGCGGTTTCGTTTGTCACCCCAGCGATCAGCGACTCTACCGCTTGAATTTTGGTCAGAGTTTCTAGCTTGGTATTGGCGGCTTGTAGGCTGAGTTGAGCTTTTTGTATTTCAACTTCTGCCTTTGCGGCGGCTACGGTATCACTTGCTAATTGGGCAGCTTTCAAATCTAAAACAGCCCTTTCTAGGTCTAGCTTTGCGCTGCTCGCCGCTGAACCGGCGTCAAGCTGTGCTTGCTCTTGCTGCAATGCCAGCAGAACCCTTTGCAACTCCTGCTGCTGTACCAATGCGTTGTACTTGAACGTAAGGGCAGCCCTGTCAATTTCGTCACCTTGACGCTTGATTGCATTTATCTCACCTTCACTTGCGCCGCGTTGTTGCGCTTGCTGTAGTTCGTATGTATTGCGATTCCGAATAATACCAAAACGCGAGTCTTCCAGGCCGATCAGCGCCTGGCCTAGGTTGATACCTGCCTGGCTGACCTTTACCTGTTGATCAATTTGCGCCTTGGCAAGATCACTGTAGGCTCCTGCGAGCTTCCTGGCGTTTTCGTTGGCGACTTGATCCGCTAAGTTCTGGCTTCGCTTGTTGCCAAGGATCTGCCCTGCAATCACTTCTTTTTCTTTCTCTTTTGCGGTAATCTCAGCTTGCGCTTGTTTTTGTTTATCAAGCTCTGCGTTTATTTCTTTGTTGCCGTCAAGCAACTTGTCAAGTCCAGGTATTCGTGAAAGCTCAGACAATCCCCGAAACGGGTTTAACAGTTTTTGCAATCCTTCACCAACAGGCGTTGCAAGAACCTTGCCAATATTTGACCCTGCTATTTCTGCTAATTTTGCTGCAATAGAAATAGCCTTGGCAAGGTCAGAAAATTGTTTTGAAGCTCCGGGTAGTGCCGTATTAACTTGTCCGGCTAAGTTTTTGGTGGCATTAACAACCTGATTGAATCCGCTTGCTATTGTTTCTGATGCAATTTCGCTGGCTGCTTTCGCTTGACCGGTTTTTGTTATTTGGTTATCAAGCAGCTTGTTGTAGGTCTCAAGATCGTTCAGGATGGGCTGCAACGCAGTTTGGCCTTCGATATTAAATAAAATCGCCAATTTATCGGCAGTGCCCCCCCCCTTTGCTTTGATCTCTTCAAGAATACCGCCTAAACCCTTGGCCTTTAGGTTTGCAAAATCAAAGCTAATTCCCAGTTGACTGGCTAATGCCTTGGCCTCTTCCGTTGGCTTAATGATTGAGCTAAGTGCTTGACGCAAGCCAGTAAATGTCTGCGCAATGGGTACTTTCTTTAGCGTATCTGCCGCAACTGCGGCATTTAGTTCTTGATAAGAAACGCCAGCGGCTGCCGCAAGGGATGCAAGGTTGCCTATTTGTTCACCGTATTGGGCAACAGTAATAACGCCATCGTTTTGCGTTTGAATGAAGCTATCAACAATCGCTGTAGCATCTTTTGCGGCTAACCCGTAAGCATTGATAACACCTGATACGGCTTCAGATACAACCCCAAGTTCGGCAAAGCCTCCTTTTGCGCCTAAAGCAGATGCGCGTAAAATTTCGACGTTTTCCGCTGTTGAGCTAAAACCGCTAGACGCTACGTCGTATGATGCTTTGAGTAAATCAGCTTGGCTTACATTATTGTTTAGCTCATTTGAGAGACCCAGTAGGGCTGAGCTTAATTCTTTAGAGTTAACCCCAAGCGTGCGAACCGCCGCCCCTGCGGTGTCAAGTTCGGTGACAGCTTGACCAACAAAAGTGATTGCTTGATATAGGCCAATAAACGCGGCTGCCTGCAAAGCCACGCCTTCTACAGCCTTGCTAAAGCCGTTCATCGCGGTGGCCCCGCCTGCCATGGCAGCATCTACCTGCGCCTGCGCCTGCGCTATTTGCCTCTGCGCTGCGACAAACTCCTTAGAGCCGATGACCGACTTCTCCAAGGTCTGATTTAGCTCATTCAGCCGGCCACGCAGCCCGGTGATCGTCTGGTCGCCGCTGCTAAACCCTTCCTTGAACTGCTGCCCCGCTTGCTTCCCCGCCTGCCCGATCTGCCGCGAGGCATCGAGCACGCCCTTCACATCGGCGGTAACCCTGACGACCCACTCGTTTGCCATATCAGGTCCCCGGTGTCACGACGTACTGGGTGGGGTTGGTCCAGGCGATGGCGTACTGATCAAGCACCCCCAGCCCCTCGCCTGCGGGATCCCCGCCGATCGGCACCGCACGGCAACCGGGCAGCAGGCTGATGATCCGCTGCGCCAGCGACTGCAGGGCCGTCATGTTGGCCGATGGCGACCATTCGGACACGTAAAGGCGGAACTGTGGATTGAGGCCCGTCTCGCCCGTGGCATAGGTCTCGGTGGCGTAGTCAGGATTGGCCAGGATCACCACTTCCAGGCCCGCAACGGCCACCCCCTCGGGGAGCTTCTCATTGCGCCGCACCACTGCAATGGCAGGGATCGCCGCGCCGCCCCGTGGGGTGTAGCTGCCCAACGCCGGGGCCACCACGGCATCACCCGCCAACAAATCGAAGATGCCTTGGGCGGTGGTCGGTAGCGTCATGCCACAGCTTTCCCGGCAGGCTGCTGCAAGCGGTTTGGGGGCAGGGTGGCGTTGCGCTTGCTAAGCGGCTTACGGATGGGGTATGATCCGATCATGCGGAACAAGCGGGGTTGCACCCCCGCCCGCCACTGGTCAACGACTGCACCCACTCGCACAGCCGCATCGGCTGAGTCTATCACCATGGAATCAAAAACAGTTCTGATCACGCCTGAAATCGCAAAAAGCCTGTTAGCTCAAAACCCAAGCAATCGACCATTTACAAAAAGCAACTTAAATTATCTAAAATCACAGCTAAAGTCTGGGCAATGGAAGTTAACGCATCAAGGAATTGCCATATCGGAAGAAGGCTTTATACTTGACGGCCAACACAGGCTTAAGGCCGTGCAAGAAACCGGCATTTCCGCCCAAATGCTTGTGACCACGAATATCAGTGAAGACGTTTTTTCAGTTCTTGATACGGGTAAAAAACGTAATGGCGCTGATATTTTAGCAATAAATGGAGCACGCAGTACACATTGCATGGCGGCAGCGATTAAGGGCTTTCTTCTTTACAAAAACCATCCTAACCTAGTATGGACCGGCTCCATTGGTAGTCTAGCCACAAATTTTCACGTACTAGAAGAATACAAATTAGACCCAGAAGGCTGGCAGTTAGCAACTGCGCTAGCTGTAAAATTTCAAATGAATGGCATTGTTGTCCCAGGCCCGTTCGGCTGCTTGCTTTACTTGGCCAGGGAAAAAGGGCATGAGCTGTCAGGGCTAGAGCAATTTGCCGAAAACCTTAAAGAAGGCGTCGCACTGCAAAAACACGATCCAATACTCGCTTTCAGGAATAAATGCTTTTTATCTTTGGGCAAAAAACAGTATCCGCAAGCCTGGCTAGCAAATTACATCAAACTGTTTAATTACAGCTTTAATGGGCAAGAACTAAGAATTTTCAAACAACAAGAGTTTCCCCCCATGCCTCCTGTCGCTAGTGCTTTCAGCGGAACTTGAAAGCTATGTCAATCCGCAAAGACGGCCGTTGCATGATTCAGCTCACGATGGCGCCAGACCTTTACGCAGCCGTGCGTGAGCACTGCCAAAGGCTTGACAAGCCTGTAACGGTCTGGACTCGGGATCTTATCCGCCAGGCTCTTTCCACCGATTCACCACCACCCTCAACCATGCCATGAGTAAAGATAAAAAGCATGTCTATGAAACGAAGTTTAACGATAAAGGGCTAAAAACCCTCAATCGAGCGGCAGTATTGCTAAAGCTTGACGGAATTGAAGATGTGTTCAAAGTTGCTTTAGAAAAAGTATGCAGTTACGCAGAAGCTTACAATAGAGGTAACACAAAAGTAATTTATTGCTTGCCCGAATTGGCAAAGCTAATGGAAGACAACCCCGAGTTCATCGAAGCCCTCTGCGAGGAAGGCGTAGTCGAATGGCTGACGCCGTTTGTCTTGGGTAAATCCAGGCAGGGCGCCGAAGTCCTGGAGGCTCACGGGCAGTCTGGTGATGCCGATCAACGCTGAGCCATAATCGCCACAAAAAAGCCCCAGCACTGCCGGGGCCCTATCAAATCAGTTGTCCGGGATTTCCGGAGCACTGATCACAGCAGGTCAAGCCCTGGCTTGCCGTAACCGGCCAGGTTCACCGTGTACTTGATCACGGTGCCGGCTTCCTGTGCGGGCTGGTAGCTCTCAAACACGCCAAACCCGTACTCTACTTGATGCCCGTTGTAAGGGCCGATCAGGGCGTACTCCACCATCAGTTTCTCACTAAGGTTTAGCTCCTCGCATAGCCGCATCGCACGCCACGCAGAGGAGTCGAAACTGGCCGCGCCGCTCAGTGTCCAAGTCTTGTCCTTGGCGGTTGCGATCGGTGTGGCATAGCCCGCAGCCTCATCGTCGTAGGTGGTGATGGATTCCTTGGTCGTGGTGTTACTGGGCTGGGCATTGGTCAGCCCCTTTAGCTGGAATGGGTGATCGGTGCCATCCAGTACCAGCGACAGAGAAACCACGCCAGCGGCGACGGGAGCGGTGGTGATCGCTGAGCCGGTCAGGGCGTAAGACAGGGTGTGCGGGGATGTGGTAGTCACAGCCGTAACCACGAACGAGCCGTTGAGGGTGGCGAAGGGAGCGGGGAGATCCTTGACCACAATCCGCCGACCCACGGTGATGCCATGGGCGGCATCAAAGGTCAGGGTAGCGAGGCTGGTCGTTGTGACGGCATTCGTTACCGCTTTGGTGCCAACTCCAAAAGCGAAGGTATCACCCGTGCCAGCGGTGAGAACTTTGGCGGTTGCGGATTGAATAGTGGTGTTGTCAATGAGTTTGCCAGCGCCAAGCGGGCCAAGGTTGACGCGAGTGAGATCTACCGCTGAAGACTTGAGAGGCGTGAAATAAAACCGGTAGTCAAAGGCCTGATGCCATTGCGTGGTCATGATCGTGCCGGCTATACCGGGGCGTTACCTCGCAGTGTTCCGCCATGGCTTAAGCCCTGACAGCGGCTTAGGCCGGAAAGCTGGGGCATGGCCTCATATCCTCGCGGCGTCAGCCACTGCCCCCACAATGCTCAGCGCCCGTATCAGGCGCGGGTGTGGTGGGCTGGTCGTCGCTGGTCATTGGGCTACCACCAGACGATCCAGGCGGCAGCGCAGCAGGTAGAGGACTGCTACCGGGAGATTGAGCGATGGGCAGCCATGAGCCTGCCGCCGCCCATGCTGGCGTTGCAGCATCGGGAGCGGATGGCACAAGCAAAGTCACCACCCGCTGCGGATCATCCGCCAACCTGAAGGCCCGCACCTGGCCGGCGGCGGTATCCTCGGCCAGCAGGAGCCCCCGCCAGCCGTCCTGATGTTCGACTGGGGCCAGCAGTAGCGCATCATCCGCCAGTAGGGCCAGCGGCGTGGGTGGGTTCACCCCTTCCCCGGCGGTAGCAAGCGCGTCGTAGAAGGCCATCGCAAAGCCTGGGATCTGTACCTGCTGCCCTTCGCAAAGAGCCAGCATCGCCGCGCCGGCCTCCGCAGGTGGCCCGGAAGTCGCTTCCCCGCCCACCTTCGGCGGTAGGAACCAGCAGAAGTCCTCCATCTCCCACGGCTCGGCCCGCTTGTCCGGGTCCCGATGCGCGTTGGCGTACCAGGCGGTGAGGTTGGCGATTGGCCGTTCTGCTGCGTGCTTGCGCTTCCTTCCCTCTTCAAGCGCTTCCCATATGAAGGTTTCGGGGCACCAGGCAAATCGCTCACGGGCGAAGGCGGGGTTGTGGGGCCAGAGGTCGTTGAGTCGCCAGAAGATGGCACCCCAGTCGGTTGGGGCAGGTCGGGCTTTCCCAGGCTGTCGGCCATTGCCTGCAGGGCCGCCTCGGGGTCAGCCGGCGCCGCCCCGCCGCGTTGCTCCTTGAGCATGAAAACGTAGACGGCATTCCGAAGCCCCTCGGTTAATCCCAGGGTCTGTTCGTCGGTCCACTTGGCGCAATCGGGATCCACCTTGCCCAGCCGGTACACGATCGCTGCGGTAACCAGTCGGGTGACCTGGGCTTGATTCTGGACCGACAGGCGGTTGTCAATGTCCCTGATCAGCCGGTGCTCCCGCAGTCGGATCTGATCTTCCAAGGGCTCCAGCACCACGGGGATGCCGATATGGCGGGCCATCAGGCGGGCGGCCACCAGGTTGGCGGTAGCCTCGGGCAAATCGTCTGCCTCGCGGATGATCTGGGCCAGCCGGTGGGTCTGCTCGGTCACCGTGGACTGGTAGTCGATCTCATCAACCAGGATCCGCTCACCGGTCAGCAGGCAGTTGAAGACCGGGAATTGCAGGATGCCGGTGGTTGCGTCCCCCACGTCCTCGACCGTGACTTCTGGCGGGGCGGTGACAAAGGGGAGGGGCATGGTGCCAGCCTGGCTTGCGGCTTAGCTTTCCGGCTTAGCCCCGTGCCACGGCCAGTGAGATGCGCTGCTGCAGCCTCTCGCCCAGTGGGTACGCAGGGATCCCCGGCACCTGCACGGTGCCATTTACCGCATCGGTCCACTGCCTGGCCGGCAAGATGGTGCCATTGCGCAGCCTGGCCCCCTCATGCACCGCAGTGGCGTAGTCGGCGCTCCACCGGGCCTCGATTGAGTAGGCGTCAGGGAATGAGTAGGTGCCGCTCTGGCGCAACGTGCCAAGGTCCACGATGTTGCGCGGGCTGCCGACCACCCCTACCCGGCGCCGTGTCTCCCGTGGCCATGACCATGCCGGGGGGTTGAATGATGCTTGGTACCGGGCGAACAGCTCAATGAAGGCAGCGCGGGTGATCTGCCGCAGCTTCTGATCCAGCTCTCCAGGGCTGGGGCCTGTCACCGTGGTTTCGACGCGGATGCTCATGGGTTAGACCGCGGTGGATAGGGCGGCCTTGAACTGATCCCCCAGGGCCTCCCGCAGCTCCGCACCGATGCCGCCCACGCCGTAGGGAAACTCCAGGATGCGCAACTGCCCCTGCTCAGCACCATCGGCCAACGTGGGCAATACCGTCAGGTCGGTCCACACCGCCTGCCCCGTGGCCCCCGGCAGCATCCCGGCAGGGCGGTAGCCGGTTTCCGTCCAGCTCAGCGAGGCGCCGGCCACCAGCCAGCTTGCATTGCCCAGCAGGGCCCAGCGGGTGACAAACCCTTCGAGCATCAGTGACCCGGCCTGGACGCCAGGTAGATCCTGCTCGCTGCGCCCCTGAGGCTTGACGAACGCCTCCACCACCACGGCAGGGCCAGCAGCAGGCACGCCATCGCGCAGGGTGGTGATCACCCCAGGCGGCGCCCAGAGCATCCGCAGGTTGGCGTATTCGGCGAAGTCGGTGGCCATCAGCTACGAACCAGCATTGCCTGTCCGCCGCCGACTGGTTGGATGCCCAGGGTCTGGAAGATCCGGCCTTTTAAGGTCGCCAAACGACCGGCGAGCACGGCGCCTGCCGTCCCACCAGAACCGCCGCTTTCGTACTTCACGCGCAAGAGGTCGGTATTCCACTCCAGCACGTCCGCCTTGCTCTTCAGGTCGTCGCGGGTAAGGGTCGCGCCAGGGGCGGGGCCTTCGTAGGTTGCTGCATTCAGCAGGTGCTCCCGGCCCGCCTCCACCCGGTCTGCGTAGTCCGCCTCCAGGGCCTCGATCTCGTCGATCCATCGTTGCACCTGCAGAACGGTAGAGGCAGAGATCAGCGCCACCCGGTTGAGGATGGAAGTCAGCTCGGTCTGGTTGGTCACCGACAGCGGCCAGCCGGCATAGCCCCGGATCAGCTCGCGGTCATCGCGTGGTGTCACCCGCCAGAGGCTGTTTAGAGCTGGGATTGACATGGCGCCGCACGATCTGCTGCAGGTTTCCAGGAAAGCTCAAGCAACGGCACACCGCCCCCCCCCATAACTCGCATGGCACGGACCTACAAACGCGACTCAGCTGGTCGTTTCTCTGGTGGCGGCGGTGGCGGAGGCAAAGGGAAGTCCGCAGCCGGCAACAAGGCCAAGTCAGCCAGTGGTAGCCCAAAGAGCAGCGCCGCTGCCAGCAGGGCCACCAACAAGGCACGGGCGGGTGACTTGGCGTCGAAAGGCACCAGCGGCCTGGGATCTCGCGTGAAGGTCAAGGGCTTTGCTGGTGGCAAAGCGGCTCAACAGCGAGCCGGTGGGTTGCGGGTTGCCGGGACCGCCACTGGCGGTGGCATTGCGAACACGGTGGGACGCGGCGGCAAGATGAGTGCAGCGCAGCAATCAGCAACTACCGCAGCCAAAAGGCGAGCTAACACCGAAGCAAGCCGCGCCACCAATAAAGGCGGCAAGCCGGCCCGCACCAATAAGAGCGCCGTCAGCGCTGCGAAGGCCAAGTACAAAGAACTGAGTGGTCGCAGTCGCAAGAGCAGCCCATTCCGCTCAGCGCAAGAGAACCGGACCGCCGCCGGTGCAAGCCGGAGCCTAAAATCCATGATCGCCAAACGCGGCGCAGGATCCACACCTAAGAAGCGCTGATCACCACACCTGGAAACCCCAGGTAGTCACCGGATACACCATGAACAAAGGCAAAGCAGGCAAAGGAATGGCCATGGGCAAGGCGGGTAAGGGTGGCAAGGCTTCCATGCCTGCCATGCCCAAGAAGGCCAAGGCGAGCAAGGCCAAGGCCAAGACAATGAAGGCGAAATGATCAGCCGGCAGGGGCGGATAGCGTCTCCTGGGAGGCTTTCATTCGCCAGCCTGTTTCCTCTGGGTCGTGCGCCTCTGCCCATTCACGCGCCGCAGCTTTAGTAGGGAATGGGCCCGCGTGTCCAGACCCGTCAAGCGCCAGGCCGCCATCCTGCGGATAGGCAACCTTGCCTTTACCAGCCCAGACCGCATCAGGGAACATGCCCTCGCTTGCGTCCCAGCATCGGATCACCGCAAACCAGCCGTCTACGGCAGGCATCGGATCCCAGCACCAGTCAGAAGGCTGTGTCATTGCTGTGATCCTAGTGTTTCCGCCCCAAGCCAGCCCCTAATCCTGCCAGCTCGATCGGCATCAAAAAACGGCTGGGCCTCATACCAGCCCCAGACCTCGCAATGGTTCTTGGCCACGTTGCACGGTGCGCAGGCCGGCACTAAGTTGGTGCGCTCGGTCGTCCCACCCCTGGCCTTAGGGTTCACGTGATCAAGCGTCACCTTCTCAGGCTGGCATCCGCAGTAAGCGCAGGAGCCACCCCAGGCGTCGATGATCTCGCGCCTGAAAGAGCTTTTGGTGACCCTTTTTGTGACCAGCACCGCCCCTTCGATACGGTGGCCCGCCACCTAGGCCAGCCTCTGCAGCCAGACCCGTGCGGATGTGTTGATCGCCCGTTCAAGCATCGTGACGACCTTGTGTCCGACCTTCACGGGCATCGTGGTGGCCACATCCCGCAGCACCTGGCGGGTGGCCTCCTCATCCCGTGCGCTTACGGTGGCGTGCAGGGTCAGGAAGGCACGCAGGTCAGGGGGCATGGGGCCGGGGCGTTTCCATAGCTTGCCGTAGTGGCTTAGGGAAGTGCAATGGCTTAGGATGGGGGAGCCGGGGGTCCTTGCGCTGGCGGTTCCGAGCGTCTGACGCTTATGACCGCTGCCTTGTCCCCTCCGGCACCCATTCACCACCACCGAGGATTCGACGATGCAACCCAGAGCACAGCACCTGGAATGGTGCAAGAAACGCGCCTTGGCCTATGTGGATCAGGGCTACCTGCAGCAGGCGCTGGAGTCAATGCTCAGCGATCTCAGGAAGCACCCCAAGACTGCAGATCACCCAGGCATTGTGCTTGCCGTGGGCAAGGTGGCGATTGGAGACCTGGCCACGAGCGGGCAGGTGCGCGAGTTTATTGAAGGCTTCAACTGACCACACACCCACCTATTCATCGCCACCGATGACCAATCCAGAAAACCCCAGCACCGCCCCCGTTGCATGGTGCCGATCCGATGAGTTTGCTCAATTTGCCCAGGGACGGGAATATCTTCTCGCCTTCAGTGAGCATCACCCCGACTGCGACATGCCGTTGTACGCGCAACCCCAGGCCAGCACCGCCCCAGACGCAGACCGGGCAGAAGGGCCGAAACCCGGCGATATTGCTGAGCTGTGCGCCGAGTTTGAGTACCACATTGACAGCGACGACTACCACAGTATTGGCATCCTGCGCGACATGATCACCGCCGCTATCGCCCGCTGGCGTGCCCCGGTTGCTGAGCCCGTGGCAGCCCAGGACACCGAAATAGATTGGAAGAGCATGACCGCTCGCATGGACTTCGGCATGGCCAATGCTGAGGCCAGTGCAGCTGCCGCCGCTGCCTGGAACCAGCGCAGCGCCTGGCAGCCGATTGAAACGGCGCCTAGGGATGGGAGCCAGATCCTTGCTTGGGATGGCGACGAGCTGCTGATCGCCTGGTGGTGTGACGGCGGCAGATGGATAAGCGACAACCTGCAGCAATACCATCCAGGGGAGTACGAAAACCCAACCCACTGGCAGCCCCTCCCCAGCCCTCCGCCCATCACCCCCTAGCGACTGAACAATGGACCACCCCAGCCTCCAGCCCTGCCCCCACTGCGGCAGCAGTACGATGGACCCAGCCACCTGCTTGAACTGGCGCACTGAGATTGTTGGCTCATTTCGCCGCTACCGCTGCGTCCTGCCTCCACCCCATGGCTCCTTGGTAATCCGCACCTGCTTCGGTCCGAACGGCACCTGCGGGGTGGATTCGGCAAGCCCGGATACCATCACCCCCTAGCTGCCCGCCTCACCGCGATCTCCCCCACGGCCTCGCTGAACGTCCGCCCACCCCTCGGGGCATCCAACGGCGTTGAGGGTTGCACACTGCGCTTGCGATCGGGGAACAGGTAGCGCTCGCTGGCGGTTGGGGCGGTCAGGGCACGCTGCAGCAGCCCCCTGGCCCGTTCTTCGCTGATCCCCTCTGCCTTAGCCAGGGCCTTGATGCCGGCTTCATGTTCACCGCGCCAGAAGTCACCATCGAGCAGGGTGTCGCGGATCACCGGGTCATCCTCCTGCACGTCATCGGCTGATAGCGGCACGGGTATGCAGCGGCATTGCGGGTGGGCAGGGATGACCACCTGATCGGCTGGGAAGATGCGGCCATGGCGGCTGAGGCACCACCGGCAGGCACGCTCATCGGTAGCGGCAACCCAGCGAACGTAAGCAAACCCTTCGGCCAGGTTGTGACCAAGGGCCCCCTTGACATAGGCATTGGCCAGCTCCGATCGGGCAATTACCTCGGCACGCTGGCGGAGCCCCATCCGTGAGGTCTTGCCTGCCGCGTCGGTTGTGCCCTCCAGTGCTTCGACGATCTGCCGCTCCAGGCGCTTGGGGCCCCAGCCACGGGCGACACCTTCGCTAACGATCTGGGCGATCTGATCCCTGAACCGTGCGGTTTCGCCCTCCATGAAGGCGGTAGCGGCCTGGGTGGCGGCCCTGATGGCCAGGGGATTGGCCCCAGCGAACTGGGCAGCGGCACCGGTGACGATGGTTTGCAGGGATGCGGCAGCCTCACCGCCAATGCTTAGGGCCTCAACCAGATCAGTGGTGAATGAACGCTGCCAGGCGGCGATCTCCTCCGGCGGCAGGAACTGCTGAGCATCCCGCAGGATCGCCCGGTACTTGGCGGTCGCTTCGGCGGATGAGTAGGCGCCAGGGGCTCTGATGGGGTTGCCCTCGGGGTCGGTGGCTGATGGCCCCACGGCATTGACGTAGGCCGCGTAGTGCCGCCTGAGGTCCCGCAGGATGCGATCTAAGGCTGTGCGCAGCATGGCGGCGGTGTTGGACACCATGCGCTCTTCCAGCTCGTCCAAGATGGCGGCGTAGCTGTCAACGCTGCGGATGATCCGGTCGCTCATGCGTCAGCGGCGGCGAGCCTGTTCCATTTGACGGACGTCATCCCGAAAACGCTTATCGGCTTTTGCGCGTCGAGTTGCTGCCGCTTTTTCACTGCGTGTCAACGCTGGAGCGGTGGAGCTTTTCCCCCTTCGCTTAAAAAGGTCAGCGGCTGAAAAATCAGGATTGTTCTTGCCTCGTCTTGCGTAACTTGCATAGCTATCTGCTGCGGATCGAAGTGAGTTGGCACGATTTACCAGCCTGCGATTAGCAGGATTGTAACGATCAACGGTATCCGCAACACGCTCAGCAGCTTTTGCCCTTTTTTCAGTTGCACGAGCGCGGCGCTCAAATGAACCCTGGCTTAGATCGGGTTGCGACCGCTTAACAGACTTAGCCGCTACCGCCTTCGCTTTACCCCCTGGCAGCGCCGGCCTCCCACCACGGATCGCCTTACCCCCCTTGCCGCCAGCCAGCTTCGGCGTCGCATCGCGCACAATCGACGCCATCTCCCGCGCAGATCGAGCATCGCTTTGCGCCAGTTCACGCAAGCCGGCCCGCAGGGTGGGGCCCACCTTCCCGCCCTTGGCGACGGCACGCACCCGTGCCCCGGCTTCCTTGGCGGCACCCGCGCCCGCTGGCGTTCGGCGGATCTTCTGGCCGGTGATGGATTCAATCTCTCGAATGCGTGCGGCATCGGCCCTGGCCAGGTTGCGCAGGGTTTTACCCAGGGTGTTGGTGAGCGATCCGGGCCGCTGCGCTGCTGGCAGTCTGGTGCTCTGAGTTGCGTTCACAGGCCCCGGCTTCTGCCCCTTCGGCTTGGCCATGGTGCCCCTCGGCATCGCCCCCTTCACCGCCGTCCGGTTCCGTTCCCTGCTGGCCTTCAGGTAGGTGCCAGCACGCTTCACCGCCCCACGTTGCGCCGGTGATGCCCCTTGTCCCGCTTTGGCCCTGGCACGCCCCAGGCTGGCCCTTGCCGCCAGCGTCCCCCCGGTGGCCAATGGCTCCGCGCTCTTGCCGGGTTTGACGCGACCCAGCATCTGCCGTTGTATCGCCATCGTCTGCTGTCGTTGCTGCCGTGCTGCCCCGCGCTTGCCGGCGCCTTCGTTCATCTTCTGGCCCGATAGCCGAGCACGAGAGACGCCACCGGTCTTGGGGCCCCGGATCCTGGAGCCTGGGGCCTGGGTCGGCTTGGCGGTGGCGGCAGGTTTGACGGCCCTTCTGGTCTTGCCACCCTTGCCCACGGTGCCGGCCCTGGGAGCTGCTGGCATTTGGCTTGTCTGCGTCGCCCGCTTATTCCCCGCTGCGGTCTTCAGCCTGCCGCCTCTGGCGGTTGCCCCAGTCCCGCCGCTGGCAAACCGGCCACGGTTGTCTCGGCTGTATTTCCGTGCCACAAAAAAGCTCAGCTAGGGGCGCTAGCTGAGCTTTCCTTTGCCTGCCGCTGCTACGGCTTCTTGATCGTGCCCTTGATGCTGGGGCCCTTGATCACCTGGCGTACGCCATCAGCGGGCCGGAGGCGGCGACCGATGGCGGTGACGACTGGGGCGGTCATTCGCCCACCAAGCCGTCGCTTTCAAACTCGCCTTCGACTTCTTCGGCTTCAACTTCATCGGCAGCCAGGCCAGCCAGGGTCAGCTCAGCCTTGGTAACTTCCAGCACGCCAATGACTTCAAATACGCTGCATCCCGATTCTTCAATCAGATCAGTAACGGCCTCGTGCAGGACTTCGGCAGGGGTGATGAGTTCGGACATGGGGGTGGCTTGCGGTACGCCTTAGCTTACTGCCTCCCGCTCCCGGCGGCGCAACTTGGATCGAGCAACCCGGGCCGCCCGATCCGCCCGACCCTGGGGGGTGTGGATCCGCCAGCACTCCCAACAGTGCTCGCCGTGGGTGCCGGTGTGGAGGCGCGGGCAGGTGGCGCAGGGGCGTAGCTCTACCGGGGGCAGGAGACCTGCCTGGCGGGCGCGGTAGCGGCGCTGGCGATCGGCGGCGGTGGGGTCAGTTGGCATTGGTTGCCATGCGGTATCTAATAACCGCGTCCCGTGCGGCATGGCTGGCGTTGGCGGCACGGCGGTAGGCAGGGCTCCAGCCCTCGCGGCTTCGGATTCGATCCCCAGCCTCGATAAGGGCAAACTGGGCAGCCACTAGGGCGGCCAGCAGGTCGGCGGTGGGGTCAGTCATGGGATTGGGCAGCACTACGCCGGTTTTTGACCTGCTGCCAGAACCGGATGGCAGCTTGCTCAAATTCCCGGTACTCGGCTTTCAGGTTGGCGGCGTTGGCGCCATTCGGGTGGATTGTGGGCAGCGTGACGGGGGCGGGGGATTCCATTAGGGCGATGAATAGGGTTTGCTGTTGCGGGGCGTTAGGCGGCAGGAAATTCCAGATCCTCCCACTGCTCCCAGGTAAAAATGCCTTGATCGTTTAATCGTCGTGCCATGGCCTGCGAGTCACAATCGCAAAGCTCAAGCTTGCTCCAGATGTAGCACCACAGGTCATCAAAGGAGCCGTCGCCGTCCTCCACCATGGCGAGCCGTGGCCAGGGTTGCCCCAAGGCCAGTCTGCAGGGGTCAGGGTCAGGCATTGGAGCGCATGAGCTTGGGATAGGGCCCACCGGTCCTGACCAGCCACCCGGCACGCACCAGGTCTTCGGCGGCATCAAGAACAGATGCAACACGGAAGTAGCCGAGCAGGTCAACCGAATCAACGTGGATGCCGGGGCGAGCATCAAAGTATCCCTTGGGGGCTTCGCGGATCCACTGTGGGGATTGATTAGGCATCATCCCCCCATGGCGCCGCTTCTAGTGCATCAAGCATTTCCTCTTTGCAAAACAAAAACCGGTGCGCCGTGCAAAGGAGCGATGCTGCCGCCGTTCCCTCTTCTGCAAGTTCGGATATAAAGGTGCCGATAAAATATTCCACTTCGGCGCGTGGCTTCCCTTTGGTGAGCGCCAAGAGTGCATCGGGTCCTCCTGCTTTTTTTTCAAGTTCCCAGTAAAAATCTTCCGCGTAATGGCGTCGGGCTGTTTCGAATGCTTCGGAATAATCGGCCATGGTGTTGTTCTGTCGGGTGGATAGCTGGGATGAATCCGCCAAGCTCACGGCGCCTGGCGGGTTGGGGGTCAATCCTTGAACATTTCCATGCAGCAACCGAAGGTGCCCATTCGGTTTACCTCTTTGCTAAACGTGATGGTTTGCGAGCGCTTGCCATTCTTGGATATAAAGTCGTATCCGAACGAGTTGCCTCCGCTGACATCTTTGTCAGATTTACGAATTCGCCTCCATCCATCGGACTCGGCGTCGGCGATGGTGGCGTAGCTGGTGCGTTCTTTGGTCATGGTGGTGATTCTGTCGGCCATGATTTGAAGGTGTCGATGATGAATTGAGCAGCTGAGCGCTGCAGGCTGGCCGAGGGGCAGGGCCAGCGGGCAGGGGTCAGGGGTGGGTCAGGCGGCGACGCTGTAGCCAACAGATGCAACCACTGCGCCGGGGTGGAGTGCGGCAAAGCGAGCACGGATTTGGGCTGCTTCGGGGGCGTTTGCGATCCCGTCAGCGAGGGTGGTAGTGGTGTAAACCCAGCGGTGAGCAACTTTGGCGCGAGTGGTGGCGTCGATGCGGTAAGCGGTAGTGGCCATGGCTTGCTGAGGGTGGTGGTGGTTGGTTGCCCCCGTGTCGCTGGGGGCGGAGCGGGCCAGGGGCTCACCCCTTGGGCGGAGTGACCCGGTAGCCGTGGGTCCGCAGGAGAGCCACGGCAGCGGCCAGTTCGGCCTCAGTAGCGGCGCCAGGCAGCGCCGGGGCGGATGGTTTCAGCTCGTCGGCCAGGCCCCGGTAGAGGCGGGCATCGGCTTGTGCCAGGTCCCGAAGGGTGGCGCGGAGGGTGTCGGTGATGGCGCCCATAGGTGGGAGTGCGGTGGTGGTTGGTTGCCCCGGACTACTGGGGCGGTTCGGCTCGGTTTAACGCCTGTAGCCGGCTGGCGGTTCGGGGCTCGTTTGCCCCTGCTTTCAAATAGTAGCCGGTCCGTTACGGGTTGGGAGGGGAGGCGTGGGACAGTTCACAGATTGTTGTGATTGGTGGCGGGCATGAAAAAGCCCCTCAGGTGAGGGGCGAAGACTGACGCGGGCAAAGGCTCAAGCGATAGGGCCTTGGGCCAGCGCGTAACGGACAGCGGCGATGGCAGAGGGAAAGGCGCCGCCGATTTCCTCTTGTGCGTCGGTATTTGTGACTTCCCATGCGCAACCACGGCGAGTAGCGCGGGCGGCAATCATGTAGTCGCAGCCGAAGACCCAGACGGTGCTGTCAACGACTTTGACGTTGACCAATCCTGCGCGGCGGATGGATTCGATCTGGGCAATGGTGCTGGTCATGGCTGGCGGTTCGGTGGTGGTGGCCAGGGGCTTGCCCTGTCTCCACATAGTAGCCGGTCCGTTACGGCCTAACGGGATCCAGCCCGACCACTTCACAATGCGTCACGATCCGGTTAGTCCGAATCCTCCCCCAGCTCCACCTCATCCAGCGGTGTGGTGGTGTCGTCCCTGCCTGGCGTTGGGGCCCCCATCATCGGCCGCTCCCGGTTGATCCTGGCCATTTCATCGCCCACGCTGTTGGTTGACTTGTTGAACCCACCACGCTGCAGCGCCTCGACAGCGCTCTCCTGGCTGATCAGCTCGACGCCACCGGCCAAGGCCTGCAGTGCGGCGGCACCCTGCGCGTCCAGCGGGGCGGCGAAGGCGTTTTCATCCATGGTCAAGCCGGCGCCTACCGCCAGCTTCTCGCCGGTGTAGAGGCACCAGATAGCGAAAATGCTTTGCATCACCGACTTCTTGCGCTCGCCCATCGCCTTAATACTGACCTGGGTGCGGCCTCCCTCAAGCTGTGATTGGGTGGCGGTCTTGGCGATCTTGCTTTCCCCCGTCAAGAATCCCAGAAGTTGCTGATCAATCAGCTCTTTCACCTCCTTAAGCTGCTCCCGCTGCTCGGCCAGTGACGTAGCCGCAGGCTCGCGCCAAAAGAAGTCGCCGTCCTTGTCAACCCTGATGACCGTGTTAGGTCCAATCACCAGCGGGGCGGCAGCCTGCCCATCCATCGACGGCAGCCCACCTTTCTCGACCGGCACCGGCATGGCGCACTTGTGCGTTTTCTCCTTCAGATCGCTTCGCATCTGGTAGTACTCGATGCAATGCTCCACCACCTGCCGCAGGGGGAGCGCACCTTGGCCGAAGCCGGCCTTCTCGGCGCTGTACCAGACCACTGGGCAGATTTTCAGTGGCTGCTGCTTGGAGTCCAGATACTGCCCGTCGTCCACCTTCTGCATTTCCATGGAACCATCAGCACGCTTCACTAACCGGTAGAGCGTCCACTTCCCAGGCTCGATCACCCGGTAGCGCTCCTCGTACTCCACCCCAAAACCGCCATCCTCGCTATCAACTTCCGCCCATTCCAGGAACGTGCAACGGGTCACCACCTCAGCCGAATCCACTACGTCGGTCTTCCAGTTCAGACAGGTTGCGCGGGTGCGGCTGACCAGGTACGGGCGCCGCCTGAGTGCTGCCTCAGTGGCCCCATCGGTGGGATTGCCGCTTGGCATCTCCACCAGGATCGGGACGGCGCCATCGCGCAGGCACAAGGGGTCCACGGTGAGCCAGAAGGCTTCCAAGGAGTTACCCTCTAGGTCTACGTTGTCTTGAACCGCCTCAAATGTTGCCGGCGGATCCTTCAGCTCGGAGCGCGACAGCACCCCCGCGAAACCTTCCAGGCCAGCCCTGAAAAAGTCGCTGAACACAGCGCGACCCAATCGGCCCTCATAGGCGGTAGGTGGCTCGGCTGGCTCCGGCGGCAAATATTTGCGCTTGACACCATCACCACGCAGGCAATACCAGGCGTCATGCGCACGCTCTAGGTCTTCGTTGTGCTCCCGCAGTACCGGGTGCTGGAAGCTCGGCAGCTTGGGGTCAGTACCAGAATGCTTCGACTTCACCAGCGCCCATAACTAGCCTGCTACTGGAGCTTTCCGCCCACGGCTGTCTACAGCTTCACCGCCCTGGGATGTGGCTTGCGCTGGCTGCGGCCGAACAGCGATGGCTGCACCACCGGGGCGGGCGCGGGCCTGGGTTGCCGTGGGCGGCGCTCGCGGGGGGTGGATGCGACGGCGGGCACGTCAAAGCCGAGCGTCGCCTGGCGGAACTGCCGCAAGGTCTTGCCCCGCAGTTGGGCCTTAAGGCGGTTGTGGAATTGGGCCATCGGTCCCGACGGATAGGCCACCTGCTTGAACGGGTTTTCTGCCCAGCGCTCCAACAAGCCACGATCAGCGGGCCGCAGGTTGGCGAATGCTGCCTCGACCAGGGCGTAAAGAGCCGGGGCCACCGGGTCATCGGTCGCTTCCGGCTGGTAATCGCTATACAGGGGCAAATGTGGATGGCCATCGCCAACGTCAAGGCTGACGCTGCCCTGCTGCATCGCCCCCATCATCTCGACAATCTCACCTTCGGTGAAGGCGGGGATGGCCGCAACGACCTGGGCCAGGGTTTGACCTTCAGTCAGGAGGCGCCGCACCTTGGGGTAGTGCTCACGCCACCGACTGGGCAGCTTCACCTCGTAGCCGTGGTCCCTGATGTGATGCTTGATTGCCCCCTCAATAAACTGGCAGACGTAGGAGCTAACTGCAAAGGGGCGACCAGTGTCAGGGTTGATCCGATCGGGGTCATAGCGCCGGCAACCGTTGATTAACCCCTCCAGTGCAAGGCCGATGAAGTCCTCAAAGGGCCTTGAACAGCGCTGGCTCCACTTAAACGCCGCCTTCTTGGCTAGGCCTTCGTTCTCGATAATCAGCCGCTCGGATAGCTCAGTACGTGGCGGGCTGCCGGGCTTGGTCGGTTGCTCTAGGGGGCCTTCACGAACAGCTCGCCGCGATCGAGTAGGACGACGTGGCTTGGCGTCAGGTGGATCTTCACCTCCGGTGATGGCGGCGTCCAGCCCCCCCCGAACCGGAACACCTCCAGATGGCTCCCTTGCGACGACTGGCGCAGCCTCCACGTCCCCGCCACTGGCTTGCCGACCAGTTGGGACAGCGGGGCCTTGGGGAGCTTCAGGGTTGCCATCGGTGGGTTGCGGTTTGGGGATGGTGGACGAGTTTGCCACTAGGAAGCCTCCGCGCCCGCTCGCGCTGCTGCATCCCTGCGAAGAACGTCCAGCGCCTCAACAGGCAGGAAGATGCGACCGGCGTCATCCTCGCCAAGCACAGGGCACGCCATCTGGTATTCCCAGTGCTTGCTCTTGGTCATTCCGTGAGGCCTTGCCCCCACATATTTAATGTTGGTGATCGGGATCATCACCGACCAGTCCTGCTCCAACAGCCAATCAACAACCGCAGGGGGTGGCAGGTGCGGGTCGCGGGGGGTGTCCATGGGTTGGGTGGGTTGGGAAATCATTCTCCTTCCTGCTCAGAATGGTTGGTCAAGTTATAGGCTTGCGCCAAAAGTAATACGCTAACAGCGTGACACGCACCAGCGGCATGTACTGCAGAAAGATCAGTTTCCAGGCATTGCGCAAGAATCCTTTGCATCAGATCCTCTTCGGGGTCCGGGTGAACATCCTGCTCAGGTTTTGGTGTCACAAGCGGCAAAGCGGCGATTCTCAGCCCCCAGTTCCCATCCTGTCGTTGATGCCATTCACCAACGCGGATACTGCGCCCGTCGTCAGTTTCAACTTCAATGAATCGGGGGCCCTCTGGCCCCGGCGGGCCGTCGAAGACGATGTTGATCGGTGCAGGGGTGTCCATGGGTTGAGTAAGTGGTTCAGGTGTGAACAAAGTTTCAAGGGGCACGCCGCTTAAAGCGGACGCTCAAGTCGCTCTTTTATTTTATCCCAGCCGATACCGTTATTCATCGCCAGCGCTTTAGCCGCACCCAACTGCTCAGTCGTCATTTGCTCCACTGGCACCCCTAAAGGAATTTCACCCGCAGCAGTCCAAAGAACGGTGGCGCCACCTTCGACGGCGTTGATCAATCCGTCCAGCTTGGCCAGGGTTAGGCGCGGTGGATTGTTGTCCATGGGTTGGGTGGGGTGGGTGGTGGTCATGGACTACTTCTGATGGGTGCCTTCAACGCCGCGATCCATTCGAGCGCGGGTGCGGTTGTGCAGATGATTTTGGGCGGCCTCAAGATGGGTTAAGGCGGCGGCATTTTCAAAGCAGTTGTAAGGCCCGGCCTGAAAAGAACGAAGGCGATCAATCAAGATCGCAAGCAATGCTGTCTCGGTGATGCCGTTGACGCCTACCTCATTGATAGGGCCGTTTTGAAACAAAAAAGGGAATACGCTCGGCCCTTTATCTGAGAAGCCTATGAAGGCGGCCGAAGGATTGTTCCTGGGATTGAATCCACTGATCATATAAAAGTGATGGGCCCCGCCAGCGCCGGGAGCATCTTCAACCGTGATCTTGAGCTTGTCGTTAGCGGGGTTGACGATGTGGTCGGTGAGTTCGCGGGTCATGGGTGTGCCCTGGGTGGGTTGGGTGGTCATCGAAAACCGGGAATGCTGGATCGCCGCCTAGGCGGCGGCTCCGACCGGGCCGGCGGGACGTGGGTGCCGTGGCCGTAGGTGGCGGTGGTGACCCTCATCGGGCCGGTGCTGGCGCAGAAGTTGAGGGCCTGCGTGGTTTCATCCACTAGGTCGTCAAAGGTGCCGGAAGGGAAGGCCAGTAGCTGGCCCACGTACTCTGCCAGCCACGGGGCATGGCGCGGCAGGAATACGCGGCCCTGACGGAACAATGGCGAGGCGGCTTCAGCTCGGGCGGTTTTACCGCCAAGGGGGTTGACGGCATGAACAGCGCAGCCAGATTCGCGCTTGAGGGTGTCAATGATCGCTGATCCATTGGCCTTGTCTTCGATCAACAGCTCATTGAAGCCCCACACCGGCTTCAGTAGGCGCAACAGGTCGAGGGTGTCATTGAAACCCATGCGGCGGTTCACCTGATCAATCCTGAACATCCCTTCCTGGGTTTGCAGCCATAGGCCGATGCCAACCATGTCGCTGCCGACCGAATCTTTGAAGGTGGCGTCCACTGAGGCCAACTTGCGGATGCCGTACTCAGGCAACTTGACATCCCCCTCTTCCCCCTTCTGGCCTGGCAGCAGGAAGTACCGCAGGGTGTCGCGGCTAAAGATCGTGCCAGCGCTTTCGGTTGGTGCCTGCTGATAGATCGCCTCCCAGTCACGGCGGGGGGTGTTGGCCCGCTTGCGCTCGATCCAGGTCTCATCAAAGCGGGTGGGGTCTAGTGCCTGGCCAGGGGCCCGGTCGTCCCGTTCACTGGTGACGGTACGCGGGAAGGGTTTGATGGTGTTGGCGGCCACTGCCTGGATTGGCAGGCTGACTACATGCCAGGGTTCGCATTGCGCTTCGAGCCCTTCTTTTTCCAGCTCTTCGTTTTTGGCCAGCAGGTAACCGATCAGGTCGTTGCTATGCCAGCGAGTGTGAACGATCACCACGGCGTTACCGGGCTCTTCCCGTGTTGACAGGACCGAATCCCACCAGGAGTGAACCTGCCGGCGCCAGGCGGCGGAATCGGCCATCTCGCGGGACTTGATCGGGTCATCAACGATGATCAGATCGCCAGGGTTACCGGTGCCTCCCCCGACGCCAGCGGTCCACAGGCCACCGATGCCGGAGGTCCCCCACTTCTTGACGCCACCGGAGGTAGGGGAGAGTGCGCCACCTGAGGCGGTGAAGTAGTCGCGGGCATCCTGGCTAAAGCCTTCGGCCAGGGTGGCGGTATGGCAGCCGATGCCGACCGACTTGTTTGGATACCGGCGTAGGAAGTAGCCAGGCAGGAAGATCGAGAAGATCGTGGACTTGTAATGGCGCGGGGGGAGTTCCACCATGAGGCGGCGCAGCTCACCATCGGCAACACGCTGGCCCAGGGCCACCAGGCGGTAAGTGTGGGGGCTCCAGGGAAAGGATGGGCAGACCGAGCGGATGTAGTCCTCAAAGCTGCCCACGATGGGGGGTTGAGTCTTGCTGGCGTTGGCGGTGCGCTCCAGCTCCAGCATTGCGAGGCGTGCGGATGCTGTGGGGGCGCGGGTGATCACACCACCGGCCCCACACGCTTGACCGCCCAGTAGGCGCCATCCCCTGGGTAGAAGCTGGCGTCAATCAACTGGGCACCCTGCAGTTCTGCCATGCGCTTGCTGGCGACGAACTGCGGGCAATCCCACCGGGCCTGTAGCTCGGCCATGGTGAGATGCGGCGTCAACCCTGCGCGGATGCGTGGCCCCAACCAGTCAGCCAACTCCAGGCAGTCCAGCAGGGTTTCAGATGGCACCAGCCGGCGGCGGGACAGGAGGCTGCGCACCAGGTCGGTCATGCTTCCCCCCTCCGGCGGAACCACTCGCAGGGGTGCTGGCCAAAAGCCGTGGCGTCGCAACACCTCACCGCCTACAACCTCGTAGCGGGGCAGCCTTGACGGAAACCGCAATCGGCCTAGACGCCAGTGGTAAGCATGGCTAAATGGATCCTTGACCCACAGCACCCTCAGCCAAGCCTTAGCGATCCACCCCGTGTCGCAAGTAATCACCTCCCCTGTCTCTGGGTTGCAGGCCATTACGTTCCTGATCTTGCGACCCGTGGCGTCGTAGACCGTGGCGCCGAATCCATAGGCAGCCCAGAACTCCCTGGGATAGATCATCGCCATCATGCTTCCCCCTCGACAGCAGGCATCTCAAGGCCACGAGCGTTGATCTGCAACAATACCCGGCTTTCATCCTCCGGCGTCAAGCCAGCGGCGGCGATGGCATCCACCACGGCGGCAATGGTCTTGCGTTCGGTGCGGCGTTCGGCGGCGGCATCGCTGAAGTGATCACGCAACCTGGGGTGATGGGTTAGCAGCCAGGTGGCGGCCCAGGCGTTTGGTGCTATGCCATTTGCAGGGTCTCCAACTGCCGCAACCTGCAATCCAGATAGAAGGTTTTGGCACTTTTCAGCATCTGCCAGGAAAATAGCTTCCCGAAATTGATACTCAAGGCTGTCTTCGCCTTTCTCGTCTGCGTTTTGAATCCAACGACTGGCAGTTGATCGGCCAATCCCAAGCCGATCTGCGATTAAGGCGACAGGAAAACCATGCCCCGCCTCCAGCTTGGCTTTTGCCACCAGTTCGGTGGTGAGCTTGCTTGGGCGACCAGCGGGCACAGGTTGTAGTGGTGGCGAATGGTTGCCGGATGGGACGCCCCCTGTAGATGTACCCCACAAGGGCCACCCGGCCCCCACATCATAAGCCATTGCCGCCGTTTTGGAAGGGCAGCAACGCAGATCAAGCCTTCGCCAGTGTCACCCCAGCATCCTGCATTTGGTACTTGCCATCACCGTAGGGGGCGTCACAGGGCGCCCCTTCGTAGAACAGCGCCTGACAAATGCCCTCGTTGACGTAGATGCGGCAGTCTGCCCCGCTGCTGTTGCTGATCTCCAAGGTCAGGTGTCCCTCCCAGCCGGCTTCGCCGGGGGTTGTGTTCACAATGATGCCGCAGCGGGCGTAAGTGCTTTTGCCGATGTAGACGGCTGTGACGTTAGGGGGTAGCTTTTGTCGTTCGAGCGTACCGCCAAGCCCGTAAGTGTGAGCGGGGAGGATGATAAAAGATCCGGCCCGTTCGTCATGGTGCAGCTCTGCCGGCGCCAGACAGCGATCATCAAACGCCTTGGGATCCACGATCAGGCCAGGGACGTGCCGGAAGACGCGGAAGTCGTGCGGATCTAGGCGTAGGTCGTAGCCGTAGGAGCTGGTGCCGTAGCTGATGACCTTGCGCTTGGAGTGGCCGTAGGGAGCATGGCCCGGAAGTGGGTTCTCCACCTCCCGGATCTTCCCCGGCTCAAACGGGCTGATCATGCCCTCGGCGGCGAGCTGACGGATGCGCCAATCGGGGATGGAGCTGGCTAGGTGCGGATTGCGGATAGTGCCTATGCCAGGGAAAAAAGCCTCTTGCTGCTCGGGTGTGGCGGTCATTTGGTGGTGGGGGTGATGGGTTCGTAGATGACGCGGGCACGGTGCTGAGCGATCTGGCGTAGGTCCGTCCAGAACGGTGCTTCGTGATCCGGGGGCAGGATCAACGCCTCGGGGACGCCAGCGGTGTTGCGCACGTTGAGGATACGCAGGCCCCAGCCGGGGGTCTTGGGGGTGGTCATGGCTGGGGCAATACGTCGGGCGGGCTGACGCGCAACCAGGCGGTTTCCATATCCCGCCCAATGTCACGCACACCGCGCCATTGGGTGTTCTTGGGCTTGGTCACACTGCGCAGCCTGGCGAGTCCATTGTCGATCTTGTCAACCTGCCAATCCTTCAGGCGCGGAGATCGCCAGACCTCGCCAAGGCGGAAGCGGTCGGCAGGGGGTGGGGCTTGAGTTTCGCAGGGGTTCATCAGCCAGTCAGGGGTGAGCATGGGGAGTAGTGGCGGGTGGCCTCATCTTCACAATCTCCTCCAGCTCAGATCGAGCCCGGTCCAGTTCGCGTTTTTGGCGTTCAACATTTTCATTGGCCTGCTTCAGTAGCTCAAGGTACGCGGCTTCCCATGTCTTGTGATACTTGTCAGATTTTTTATGCTGGGAAGTTAATGTCTCCGCCACATTGTCACGACTTCTCCACTCTACCTTGATCCACAAAAACTTTTCGGTTTCTTTGACCACTAAAACAGGTACAATTCTCGCTCCCCATCCTTCGATTTTCCACCAAGTCGCGGTTTGCTGCTCAGTGGTGTTGGTGTTGGTCATTCTGCTTCAGTTTCGGTGGTGTAAGTAAATACAGCGTGGCGAGTTATTGTGTAATCCATGTCACATTCCCCGCAAGTTACTTCGGCGGTATCACATAGCTCAAAATCATGGTCAATATCCCAAGGCTCTGTATTGATTGCCCCGCAAATCGGACAGACGGGGTTGGGATTGTCGCGGCAAGTAATCATGGTTCAATCCTCAATTCACATTCAAAAGCAATAATCGGCGGCGGCTCAACCACCCCATCAGTCGGGCCCGGCCTAGCGCGGCGCTGACAGTCTGCGCAGCCATAGGCCCAATCAAACTGCCCGTCTTCCTTGACGCCGGCACCGGGGCAGCCGAGCACCTCCCAGCCGTGGGCGCGGACGTGGGCGGGGCGGTTGGGGCCATGGCGATGAAACCGGATGCGGCCGTCATGGCGCATGGACTGGAGTCTGTAGTCAATTCGAGCCGCCTTTGATCCACCCCAATCTCCACCAGGAGGCGTCAAATTGGGGTCAGAAAACGGATGCAGGTCGCTATCCCGCAGCGACAGCCAGATCAACCAGTCCAGCTCGTCGGTGCTCACGGGGTCAGGCATTGGGCCTCCGCAGCTCCCGGCCAACGGCCAGTGCCATGGACTCCCTCCCTGGGTCGATCGGTTGCCACCCTGCCTGGATCTCTGGCTGGTGGCACCCGACCGCGTAAAGAACGTCTGCAGTGGTGCTGGCGCCCCCGTACAGCTCGCTGAAGTAGGCGGCGATTTCGTGGGCCGCCGCTGCTGCACCATCGCGGCAGGTTGCGCACGGGGTCGAGCAGGGCCGGGCGCCGTCGCCGTCGCGGTCTGGGGCCATGGCAGCGCAAAGGGCGCGGGCGATGCGATCCGAGAGGGTGGGGTCAACCGTGGCCGGCTGCTCAGTGTGCGTGGGCATCGCCCACGGCGCTGCCTTCTGCGGCGCTGGCATGTCACACCAGGGGCCAGGCTTGTTGCGGTATTGCCAGGACCCGTCGGCGTTCTGTCGGACTGTTGAGCCTGCTGGGATAGGGGGGAATTGATCGCTCATGGTTCAGACGGCGGCGGGCTTGGGATGCGCTCGCCGAAGTAGGGCTGGTAGCCACCAATACGCTGAGGCCTGATCGGCAGCGGTGGACTGCTTCCCCGGCGGCGAGCATTGAACTCGCGCCAATGCTCATTCCGGGTTTGAAGAAACACAAAAATCCACGTCGAAGCAGATATGGCTAAAAGGCCAAGCAGGAGATCAGCCATTGCTCCCCTCCAGTTCGGTGGCGATGGCGAGCAGTTTTCTGTGATCCTGCACAAATTGCATAAGGGGCGCGGCGGCGCGGATTGCCGCGGCGGCAACCACATCCGGGCTGGCGGAGAGGTTGCGATACTGATCCCAAAATGCTGCAATGACCGCGTCTTTCAATTTCTGCGCGGCGGGGCTCAGTGGCTTGGGGGTGGTCATAATCCAAAGGCAAAGAATTAAAGGGCAAAAGGGTAAAGAATTAGTCCTGGGGGAGGCAACAGACGCGGAAACCGATGTAGTTGTAGCGGTTGACCGGGAGGATGCTGAAGCGGCAGGCCGAACGGCAGTACGCGGGGTGGTCGTTCCACGCCCCGCCGCGCAGCAGTCTTTGGACTTTCCCAGGCTGCAATCCTCCCAGGCACTGCCGTCATTGGGGGCGCCTTCGTAATCGCTGTGCCAGTGGTCCTGGCACCACTCCCAGACATTGCCGTGCATGTCATGCAAGCCCCAGGCATTGGCGGGGTAGCTGGCCACATCAACAGTCTCGGAGTCGTTGTAGTTGGCCTGCTCCGGCGTCAACGTGGCCCCAAAGTAAAACGGTGTGCTACTGCCGGCACGGCAGGCGTATTCCCACTGGGCTTCACTTGGCAGCCCGTAGCGCTTGCCCGTGCGCTGGCTCAGGCGGCGGCAAAACTCCTGCGCGTCGCGCCAGCTCACCATCTCTACCGGTCGCTGGTCGCCCTTGAAACAGGAAGGATCGGGTTCCAGGTCGCGCTCCACCTTCGGCCAACCCGCCACCGTCCGCCACTGGGCCTGGGTGGTCGGTGTCTGGGCCATCCAGAAGGCCCTCAGCGTCACCTGATGCTGGGGGCCTTCATCGTCGAACCGATCCGGCTCGCTCTCTGGAGAGCCCATCAGGAAGCTGCCGGCAGGGATCGGCAACATGGTGATGGCAATTCCATCCCACCCTGGCTTTAGCTCTTGCTCGAATGTCATGGGGTTGGTCATGGATCAAGTTCCTCGGCGATTTGATGTAATTGATTTCGATCCAATGGCATCCTGGAGCAGCCCAGAAAAACCATTGCACGCAAGGCTTGGGCGGCAATTTCGGGGGCGTTAGGTCCGTACCCCTTAATAGCGGCCAGGATTGCTGTGGCTTCAGGGCTTAAAAGTGCGGTCATGGGGTGGTTTCCGGGGCTGACTGCACAACCTGGCGGAGAAACTCAATTTCGCCCTCCTGTAAATCCTCACTGACCACGTACCCAGCGGGCTTGAGCGGATCGAGGTCTTGACATTGCAGTGCTTCGACGGCTTCGGCATCAGTATCAAATGTCATGGGGCCTCGTTGGGTGTGAAGGTTGGCGCCACCGGGGCGGGCGGCAGCCGGGAGAAGTGGGTGTGGTGACCGGGCCAGTCGTTGTCGTTGGGGGTGCCAGCCCATGGCGCATCTACATCCATGATCGGGAACAACCACCACAAGGCCGGCCCATCGTCCTCGTGCCATTGCTCGGCGGGGATAGCGACCTCTGGGGCTAGGGCTTGGCGGGCTTGGTGCATGGCCTGGTACCAGTCGTTGGTCCACTGCGGATCGGTCCCGATTTCAAATCCCGTGGGCGCCTGATCGTCCAGTTCAACCAATCGGGCCAAGGCGTCATGGACGGTGGGGATGGTCATGGCCTAACCTCCCGGTCCTGCGGTTCCGCAGCCTGCTGCAGCAGCTTGGCCTCCACAGCCTTAGCCCATCGCCAAGGGCTCTGGCCCGCTTCCATTCCGGCATTGAACATATCAACAAGCAAAGAATACATCTCGATTTTGTCTATAATTGTAAAGTCAATTTTGTCAAGTTTGCGGTCTTCCATCATGCGATCAAACCACGGCTCAAAAGCAGCAAAGTCGCGCAAGTGGCCATCAGCGGGATCACCCTTGCCCCATGGACTAACAGGCCAGCCTGCGCTTTCGTCAGGCCAGGATTCACGCCAACCGCAGCGGCCAGGCCGAAAGCTGGTGAAGAATTGGCCATAGGGCAGGAACAGCCCACCCTGGCCGCTGTTGTCCCACCAGAAGCGACCGATCTGGCCGCCGTTGGAGTCGATGCGGAAGGTCATAGCTTCACCCCCAACGCAGGCGCCTGCCCGGCCAACCACTCTTCCACAGCAGCCAGCGCTGGCGAGGGAATTAGGTGGCTGCCGACAGGGCACCAGAGCCACCGGTCCCTGTCGGCAGCAAAACCGAGGGGGCTCCAGGAACAGGTTTGATCAAGGAGAACGCGCTTCCCAATGCGTCGGCGAAACCGCACTACCCAAAGACGGGGATCCTGGCCATGGGCCCAGGCGGTGACGGTAAGGCCGATAGACGGATCGGCATAGATGGTTTGCTCAAGTGTGCTCATGGCTTCACCCCCCTAAAGTCGAGCCCAGGCACAACCGTGGCAGTCACCACACGGTTAGGTACCGGCACGGGGTTTGCTTTGAGCCAGGCCTCGGCAATGGCGCGGGTCTCACTGTCTGCTAGCGGTTGCCACTGGCGCAGCCCCCACCCAATCTTGTCAATCCAGGTGGTGTGCCGGTCCTTTTTGCGCCCGCTAGTGGTGCTGTAGGTGAATTTCAGGGCCCAGCGACCCACGGCGGCGCGGGCGGTGATGGTCAGGTGCCAGCCGTCGGCGGGGCCGGTGTAGATGGTGGTGTTCATGGCGAAGAATGGGTTGATACGGGTTCAGCAGCCTTGCGGCGGGGTTTCTTCTTAGCCACCTGCTCAGGCAGCACCTGCCCCTTGATGCGGGCGTAGCGGGCGTTGACGGCGGCCCAGACTTCCTCATCCAGGAACTCAAAATGCACCGTGCCTTTGAGGTGTGCTTTGAACTTGAAGAATCCCCAGGTGTACCACTCACCAGGCCAGAAGATGCCATCACCGGCTGGTTTCTCGGGTTGAGCCACCTCGTCGTAGCTGCGACCCGTGATGAAGCACAGCGCCTTGATCAGGTCGCGGATCTCATCGCTTTGGCTGCCGTAGGTCTTGATGTTGACGCCACGGTTGTCCCAGGCACGCTCCGCCATGTAGGCGCGGATGAAGCGGCGGTTGAGCATGTAGCCGCTGTTCGTGACCCAGCCCTCCACACCCCAGCGGTTTTCCTTGGTGTGCTTGGTGAGGCTGTCGATGGCTTCCTCTACCGCACGATCAACCCGCTGGTCTTGGGTGCCGGCGACGATCTGGAGCATCCGGTAGATGTTCCGTTCAGTAAAGGGGATTTTGCTCTGCTGCTCAACAAAGGCATTGATGTCCTTTGCAAGCTGGCTGGTGGCCATCTGCGCGGGCAGGAACTCGGCAAAGACGTGCTTCCAGGCTGTCTTCTGCAGATCCTTGCGAAAGCG